ACCGACATCTTGGGTGCGCCATTGCGTATCACTGATAGGGGCTACGTCACCCGTGCGGGCTGGGACAATACTTTGGCTGAAGATGCTGGCACCATGACTGTTGCCGCTACATTGACGGCCACCACAACCACAGGTGATGTGCGTGGTACTTATTTGCCCTCCTCGGCGGCAGATGGCATCAAACGTCTTGTGATGGGAATAGCCCTGCCAGCAATTGCTGTAGGCCCTAATGCAACTCGTGTTGGCGCCCTTGGCGTTACACAAGCTTAAGGAGTATAGCATGGCTAAGTTTAAACGCGAACCTAAAGAGATGACAACTGAAACTTCAGTTGAGCCTCGTATGAAAAAAGGTATGCCTGCTGCGATCCAACGTACTGGTGCAATGGGTATGCCTCGTGCAGCACGTCCTAATGTAGCCCCGCCTTTAATGGCAGCAGCTATGAAAGAAGGTGGCAAAGCAGATATGGCGCAAGACAAGGCCATGATGAAAAAAGCCTTTAAGCAACATGATATGCAAGAGCATAAGGGTGACAAAGGCACCACGCTTAAGTTAAAGCATGGTGGAATGCACGCTATGAAAAAGGCTACTGGTGGTGTGGCTAATATGCAAGGTGGCTATAAAACTGGCGGCAAGATTACGCCTTCTGCATACAAAACTGGTGGCAAGATTACGCCTTCTAAGTATAAAGAAGGCGGCCACGTTGAAATGAAGGGTGACTCTTGTGGCCATACTGTAATGAAGAAAAAGTACGGCGGCTCTTGCTAAATAGAGTAGGGGCTTCGGCCCCTGCTTTTGATTAGGGAATTGACATGACTATTACTGCTACATCCCAAACATTGTTTGATGGCGAAAGAGTTGCCATTATGAAGTTTTACGCAACTATGAGTACGACTGAAAATGAGTCTGCTGTTGCAAAAGTAACGCCTTCAGCACTTTCATCTTCTGTTGCAGGTGGCGCTTGTGATGCTGTGACTATTTTAAAATGTACGGCTACGACGCATGGCTTAGAAGTTCAAATGAACTGGAAGGCAACTACGCCTGTAGTTATTGGAACTATTCCGCAAAATACAAATTATACGCAAGATTATTCAGGTTTTGGTGGGTTATGGAATAACGCTGGCACTGGTAAAGATGGCGTGATTACTTTCACTACTTTAGATGGGTCTGCAGGCGACTCATACACAATAATTCTTGAGATGCAAAAACACTACGTCAACCCTATGGCTTAATCATGCCAAGCAAATCACCAGCTCAACATCGCTTAATGCAAGCTGCAGCTCACACTAAAGGTGGGTATGGCGGTGTGCCTCAAAAAGTTGGCAAAGAGTTTGCCAAAGCTGATGAGGGTAAGAAATTTAAAGATGGTGGAGTAACTAAGTCTTTAAAAAAGGCTGGGTTTTATGATGCAGGAAAAAACAAATCAGAACGTGCAGAAATTATTGAGAACGTAACCACAAAACCTCAAAGGGTGGCTATGGTGGATAAATTATTTTCCGAAAAGAAAATGAAAGCTGGCGGCGGTTTGTATGAGAATATTCATGCCAAGCGTGAAAGAATTGAGCGTGGCTCTGGTGAAAAGATGCGCAAAGTTGGTGCTAAAGGCGCGCCTACTGCGGCTGATTTTAAAGCTGCAGCCAAGACAGCAAAAATGGCAAAAGGTGGCGACCCTAGACTATCTGTTAGTCGTGGGGAAAAGTTGCCTACAAGCCAAGGCGCCGGCCTTACTCAAAAAGGTCGAGATAAATTTAATAGTGCAACCGGTAGTAACCTTAAGGCGCCACAAGCAAAGGGTCCAAGACACGATTCTTTTTGCGCACGTATGAGTGGTATGCCGGGGCCTATGAAAGATGACAAAGGGCAGCCTACTCGAAAAGCGGCGTCTCTTAAGCGTTGGCATTGCGCTGATGGCGGTTCTTTGACAACTACAAAAAAGACAGGAAGGTGGTAATTCATGTCAACAAGTGGAACCGTCGGTACTACAGTTATTTCGGTTCAACAACTGATTGACCATGGGGCTCGTCGTGCTGGTAAATTGGCAGAAGAGCTTACCAATGAGCAAGTTTTAGCCTCAAAGACCAGTCTATATTATGTTCTTTCCAATATGGCCAATCGTGGTATTCAATATTGGTGCATTAATAAAGTCGTACAAGGCCTTTACCAAGAGCAATACATCTATGACATGCCATTAGGCACTGTTGATGTTCTAAACGCCAATTATCGCTCAGTTACTCGTGTTACTACAGGTATGTTTGGCTCTTCAGGCAATGTTGCAAACGCCTATGATGGTAATACAGACACAATTTGCCAACAAAGCGCGCCAAACGGGTATCTTGGCATTAGCAATGGCACAGGAAATAACGTTTATATTGCAACAGTAGGCATTCTGGCAGGTACTTCTGCTTCTTTTAATATAGCTATCCAATGTAGTACAGATAATATTACTTGGACCACTGTATACTCACCCGGAGCAACCACTTGGGTTGATGGTAAATGGTATTACTATGATCTTGAGCCTTCACAAAGTACGCCTTTGTGGAGAATTAAAGAAAATGGTGGTGGTACTTTAGCTGTTCGTGAATTGGTGTGGGGCACAGCGCCTACAGAAATACCTATGGCGCGTTTAAATCGTGACGATTACACTAATTTGCCTAATAAGAATTTCACATCAGACCAGCCTTTATTGTTTTGGTTTGATAGAACTATCCCGCAGCCTTCAATGTATACATGGCCTGTACCGGGTAACCCATTTAAGCAAATAGTTGCGTGGTACCATCGGCAAATACAAGATGTAGGCGCATTGAGTGGTGAGTTAGAGATCCCACAAAGATGGTATTTAGCAATTCAAAATATGCTTGCCCATCAAATGGCTATGGAATTGCCCGGCGTTGATGCAGGTAGAATTACATATCTTGAGCAGCAAGCTGATAAGTATTGGAATCAAGCAGATCAAGAAGAAAGAGATAAGTCACCGATTTATCTTGCGCCTAACATAGCGCCTTATACAAGCTAATGCCACGTACACTAGATACACTTGGCAATAGTATAATTAGCATAGCGATATGCGATCGTTGTCGTATGAAAAGGGCGTATATTGATTTATCTCAAGATCCTAATTTTCCTGGGTTAAGAGTATGTAATCAAGGTTGTAAAGATCAGTTTGACCCATATAGGTTACCGGCAAGGCAACCTGAGAAGATTTCGATTCGTTTTCCACGGCCTGATGCCGATGTGAGTACAGATCCGGATGCATTGATTACTGGACCATACGAGAATAATCAAATCTCGCCTGAAGATAATCAAGATAATCCGGAAAATAACGGAAACTTGGATAATTTAAGTCCTTAATATGGCAAACATACAGATTACTCAACTACCTTCAGCAGGTACCATTACTGGTACTGAAGCTGTCCCCATTGTTCAAAATGGCGTCACTGTACAAACTACAACAGGCGCCATAGCTGCCAGCCCTGCGCAAACTCAGACTTTCCTTACAGTTAATTTAGAATCTACTCTTGCAAATAGTCGTTATGTAGGCGTGGCCTCAGGTTTAACCATTTCTGACGGTGGCGCGCAAGGATTGTTTCAAATTGGCACTACTGGTGCACTCTTAAGCCTAATTAATGCCAGTACAGGCATTATGGCAAAAACCGGAAGCACTACGTTAACACCCAGGACACTTCAAGTCAGTGGCCAAGGTATAACCATTACAAATGGCAGTGGTGTCTCTGGTGATCCTACGATTGCCTTAACGGGGGTTCCCGCAGCGATTGCAGGTTTAAGTGGTTACGGGCAGCTGACAATGCTGGGTACAGGCGCAACTATACGCCAGTTGGCAGGCTCAAGTGGGCAAATCACTGTAACAGATGGCGCAGGCACTTCAGGCAATCCAACCATTTCTATTACTAGTAATCCTGTTTTGCCGGGTACAGCAGGTGTGGTTGTGCCTTCTGGTAGTACTGCCGCTCGAGCTGCATTACCTACAAATGGTACGATTCGCTACAATACAGACTTTGGTCTTTTTGAAGCTTATTTGAATGGGTCATGGGCAACAATTGCTGCAGGCTCTGGTGTTACATCCATTCTGACAGGTAATGGTCTTCAAGGTGGCCCAATTACATCAACAGGTACAATTAGTGTTGATACCACTATTACTGCAACGCTATCAAATACTCAAACGCTAACTAATAAAACTATTAGTGGTGCAAATAATACTGTATCAGTAACTAATGGGTTAACCATTGGTGCAGGTTTAACAGGTGGTAGCTTTGATGGCTCGGCGCCAATAACCATTGGCATTGACGCAACAGTAATTACTACCACAGGTAATCAAACACTTACTAATAAAACAATTAGTGGCTCCAGCAATACGTTAACTAATGTGCCAAACTCAGCATTAGTAAATAGTGCGTTATCTATTGGGTCAACATCTATTTCGTTAGGTGGTACATCTTTAACTCTAGGTGGTTTGACCTCTGTTGCTGTAACGCAAGACCCTACCACAGCTTTACAACTGGCTACTAAGCAATATGTAGATGCGGTGGCGCAAGGGTTGAATGTTCATGCAGCTTGCAATGCAGCTACTACAGGTACTTTGGCAAGCATTACTGGTGGCACAGTAACATACAACAATGGTTCTTCAGGCGTAGGCGCTACTCTTACATTGTCGGTTGCTCTGACCGTTCTTGATGGTTACACGCTGTTAAATGGCAACCGCATTTTAGTTAAAGATCAAGCTACGCAAGCACAAAACGGTATTTATACGTGGGCTACAGGTGGTACAGTATTAACTCGTGCTACTGACTTTGACACTAATATAGAGATTGCCAATGGCGACTTTACCTTTGTTACTTACGGCACATTGTATGGAAACACTGGCTGGGTGCAAACTTTACCAGTAGCTACTGTAGGCACAAGTCCAATTTCATGGTCGCAGTTCTCTGGTACAGGCACATACTCCGCAGGTAACGGCCTCACATTAACTGGCACTGTTTTTAGTCTTACTGCTCCAGTATCTATTGCTAATGGCGGTACAAACGCTACGTCAGCAGGTACTGCGTTTAACAATTTATCGCCAATCACATCAACTGGTGATTTAATTTTAGGCAATGGAGTTAACAGTGCTACTCGTTTGGGTATCGGAACGTCTGGCTACGTATTAAAATCTACAGGTACAACAGCAGCATGGCAGGTTAACCCTACATACTTGCCAATAACATTGCATTCAGGAAGTCAGACAGACATACCTATTGGGAATGGCTTTGTGCCTGTGTTATTGCATAATGGAGTTACTACGGTCAATGTGACCTGCTTCTAAGGATTAAAAATGACAGCACGTTATCCACTCGTACTTAACGCAACCTCGATACAAGAGATTCAGACAAGCGACACGTATGATCTGAGTCAAGGTGCTAGCTTACCTTTGGCAACTGGCGTGTCGGGTGTTTTACCAACTGCAAATGGGGGTACAAACTTATCCACATTTACTGCAAATGGTGTATTGTTTGCGTCAAGTACAAGTGTGCTGGCGCAATCAGCAAATCTCAGTTTTAATTCGTCAACTAACATACTGACTGCTGGCACAGGCGTAACGGGCGGTATTTCAGGAGGAACCTTTTAATGGCACAAGCAGGCTATACCCCAATAAAGCTATACTATAGCACAACAGCAGCAGCTTCTCCAAGCACTACTAACTTGGCTGATGGTGAGTTAGCCATCAATATTACTGATGGTAAGCTTTTTTATAAAGACAACGCAGGCGCGTTGCAAACCATTGCTACTAAAGCCTCGGTTACCAATGTGTCATCTATTTCATTTGGTAGTACAGGCTTAACGCCTAGTACTGCTACCACAGGCGTTGTAACTGTTGCAGGTACATTAGCAATAGCAAATGGTGGCACTAATGCGACAGCTACGCCTGTTGCGGGCGCTGTGCCTTATGGTACCGGCACTGCGTATGCGTTTACTTCGGCTGGTACTGCGGGTCAAGTGTTAACAAGTAATGGCGCAAGCGCACCAACATGGTCTGCAGCATCAGGTGGCATTACAACAGGTAAATCTATCGCTATGGCGATGATCTTTGGATTCTAAGGAGTAATCATGGCTAACCCCAATATTGTTGCAGTCACTTCCATTTATGGTAAGACGACGTACTACACCCCATCTGGTACTGCTGCGGTGGTTCTGTTACCTAATGCAGCTTCGTCTGGCAAGGTCTTTAAGATCAACCAGATTGTTGCTGCTAATGTGAATGGTTCCGCTGCTGTAGATACTACGGTGTCTCTCTACACAAACGGTGCAGTTGCGCAAGGCTCTGCTCCTGCTGGCGGTACTGCGTATCCAATCGTAAGTACAGTATCTGTACCTGCTGACGCTTCGTTAATCGTTACGGATAAAACTACAGCGATTTACTTAGAAGAAGGCACAAGTATTTCGGTCACATCTGGTACAGCTAGTGGGATCACCTACTCAATAAGCTACGAAGATATAACTTAAGGGGTTGCTATGGCAATTCATGGTTATCCCGGTCAGATAATAAGTGGTACTACGCCTACCGCGCTGAGTTCGGCTATTTGGAATTTGACTAGTCTTAACAAAGGCTTTTCTACCGTTGTACAGATATTTAATGCAACATCTACGTGGGTATGCCCTCAAGGTGTTACGTCTGTAGAGTATCTGGTTGTAGCTGGCGGCGGCGCTGGGGGTTCATCTAACGGTGCTGGCGGAGGCGCAGGTGGTTTTCTTACAGGTTCAGGTTTAGCCGTGATTCCCGGCACTTCGTACACAATTACTGTTGGTAGTGGTGGCGCGGGGGTCATTGGTACAGTTGGTGGTGCTGGGGTTAATTCTTCAATCGGCGCACCTGCATCTATTACAGCAACTGGCGGCGGAGGTGGTGCAGGCGCTAATGGTGCTGCTGCTGCTACGTCTGGTGGTTCAGGTGGCGGCGGGGCTGTTGGTGCGGCGGCAGGAGCAGGTACTGCTGGTCAAGGTAATGCTGGAGGAACTTCAGATAGTTCTACGGCTGCTGGCGGGGGCGGTGCAAGTAGTGTCGGGCAAAATAAAGTAACAACATTAATAGCTGGCGCGGGTGGTGCAGGTTTAGCCAGCGCTCTTGCTGGTGCTGGTTACTATTTTGCTGGCGGCGGCGGCGGCGGAATATTTTCGGCTGGCTCTCAATCGTATGGCGGGAATGGTGGTGTAGGCGGCGGCGGTGGGGGCGGTGGTTGTGATAATTTGGGCAGTCCTGTTAGCATAAGTGGTGTTGGTGGTGACGGGTATAACCCGGGGAAAAATGGAACATCTGGAACATCAGCCTCGGGAGATCGAGGGGGCGCGGGTGGCAGTAATTCTGGCGGGGGCGGGGGCGGTACAAATAGACCACCTAACGCTGGCGCTGCTGGCGGTTCAGGCATAGTCATTCTTAAATACCAACAACCTAAAGTTACTATCGTTACGTTTAATGCGACTACTACCTACACAATACCTTCTGGCTTTACAACAGCAGATTATCTTGTAGTTGCTGGCGGCGGTGGTGGTGGTTATGGTTGGGGTGGTGGAGGTGGTGCTGGCGGATTTAAAGCAGGTGTAGGGCTTTCTGTTTCTGGTACATACACAATTACTGTTGGTTCTGGCGGCGTTGGCGGTAATACTCCCGGAGGTACATATAACGGTGCTACCGCTGGATTAGATTCTTCAATCGGCGCACCTGCATCTATTACAGCAACTGGCGGCGGATTAGGTGGTGGTGCTGCTGTAGCAACAACTGGCGGTTCTGGCGGTGGTGGATGTAGCCCACTTTCAGGTCAACCTGCTGGTCAAACTGTTGGCCTTGCTGGTACAAGTGGTCAAGGAAATGCTGGCGCTGACGGAGTAAATGGCGGCGGCGGAGGCGGCGGCGGCGCGGGTTCTTCAGGTTATCAAGGAAGCACAATTTATCCAAATTACAGCGCTTCTGCAATTGGGGGTGCTGGAGGCGCTGGTTTAGCGTCCGGTCTTTCTGGGTCTGGTGTTTACTATGCTGGCGGCGGCGGCGGCGGGTCGTATAACGCAACAGGCGGTGCAGGTGGTCTTGGCGGTGGCGGTGCTGGCGCTAGTCCCAGTGGAGGAAATGGAACCTCTGGAACTGCCAATACTGGTGGCGGTGGCGGTGGCGGAGCTGGCGGAGGCCCCGGTTCTGGTGGTCTAGGTGGCTCTGGCATAGTTATCCTAAGATTATATTCATAAGGTGAACGATGAGTAATTATCCCGGTCGGATTATCACCAAGGCTCCGATAACAATATCTACAACGCAAGCGTCAGGTGTGTGGACGTTAAACCAAGCTTTGCAAGCCATCCGTTCAGGCGTGTGGCCCGGTATCGGCTCGACTGTTATACAAAGCTTTACTGCTTCTGGCTACTGGACTGCACCTGCTGGTGTTACGCAGGTGGATTATCTGGTGGTGGCTGGCGGCGGTGGAGGTGGAGGTCATACAGGCGGTGGAGGCGGTGCTGGGGGTTTTAGAACAGGAACTGCTTTAACTGTTGTACCCGGCACTACATACGCTGTTACTGTTGGCGGTGGTGGTGGTGGTGGAGCCAATGATGCGCCTACATACACGGTCGCAAACAACGGCAAAAATGGTACTGATTCAGTTTTTTCTTCTATCAATTCTGCTGGTGGAGGCGCTGGTGGAGGTTTCCTTCCTCCGGGTCAAGGTGGCCCCGGTTTTGCTGGCGGTTCTGGCGGCGGTGCTGCGTCGCAAAGCGCAACAGGAGGCGCTGGAAACACGCCTAGCGCACCTTCTGCCGGTGGTTACGGCGCTCCTGCTGTAGCGTATCAAGGGTTTAATGGCGGCAATTCTTATACTGGTGATTTTAATGCCGGTGGTGGTGGAGGTGCTAGCGCAGTAGGTAACGCTGGAACTGCTCCACAAGGTGGTAATGGCGGTGCTGGGCAAGCATCAACAATTACTGGTTCATCTGTTACTTACGCTGGGGGTGGTGGAGGTAGCAGTGGAGGGACAGCTGGTACAGGTGGTTCTGGTATCGGAGGTAATGGTGGCGGGAATACATCAGGTAGTGCTGGAACAATAAATACTGGGTCAGGTGGCGGCGGTGGCAGAAGTGGTACAGGCGGCGCTGGCGGCAGCGGTATAGTCATCATCAGATACGTAGCCCCTGTTATTAGCTCTGTTTCTTTTACATCTACACAGTCATATACGATACCTGCTGGTGTTACTAGCGTGGATTATTTGGTTATAGGTGGTGGTGGAGGTGGTGGTCGTGCTGGAGGCGGCGGTGGGGGTGGTTTTTTAGCTGGCACTGCTTATGCCGTAACTGCTGGAAACTCGTCAACTATTACTGTTGGCAACGGCGGCCCGGGTTCTGATTCAGATGGTGTAATTGGCACTGCTGGGGGGAATTCTACTTTTTACACAATTACTTCGTATGGTGGCGGAGGTGGTGGCACTGGCGCATCTGGCCCTAACGGTGGAAATGGTGCGTCAGGTGGTGGTGGTGGATTTTCTGCTGGTATTACAACAGGCGGTATTGCAATATATGGTTCACAAGGAAATAACGGTGGAAATGGTGCGCCTCAAGCTGGTGGTGGGGGCGGTGGTGGAGCAGGGTCTGTTGGTCAAAATACAACAACAATTTCTACATATGCTGGTTATGGTGGCATTGGATTATCTTCTGCAATTACTGGTCAATCTGTAATTTATGCTGGCGGCGGCGGTGGTGCGTACCACAGTCCATCAGCTCCTAATGGGGGTATTGGTGGAGTAGGCGGCGGTGGCAATGGGTATGGAGGCACCACAACAGGAGCAAACGGAACTGCTAACACAGGTGGTGGCGGTGGCGGATCGCACGGCTCAGGGGCTAAATCAGGCGGTTCAGGTATCGTTATTCTTAAACTAAATTACTAAACACATGGACACTAAACATTATCAACTCTACGGTATCGACACAGCTATGCACCTACTGCGCCCCGGCGCTAAATGGGAAATAAGCAACACCACGTTTACACGATGGGAAGACCCACGTCCGTGCCCAAGCATGGAAGAAGTGTTAGAGACGATGGAAAAGATAAAAGCTTTTGAGGACACGATTAATACAATCTGGACTAAAGAGCAACGAGTGCAAATGCGCGGTCAACAAGAGATATACGATCAGGCGGTTGCATGAACATAAACAATCTATTTCCAACAGCCGTTGGTTTTTCTAAGTTTGATCGTGATCTGACTAAAGATGAATTAAAGTTCATTAGAGAACAAGTGCGTTATCCAAACGAAGGTAATACCACTAGCGAGAACCGAAAAATTCTGAAGTCTGTCGAGATGACAGAAATTCGTGAGTTTATTGAAACAGCTATGCTGGATTATTTTAAATCAGTGTATGCACCTAAGTTTGATGTAACACCATACATAACGCAGTCGTGGGCTAATTTTACCGATAAGGGTCAGTACCATCATAAACATGCGCACCCTAACAGCATTATTTCTGGTGTGTTTTACCCACAAGCAGATAGAGAATCAGACAGAATTTATTTTTACAAAGATGGTTACGAAAGAATAAAACTACCAAGTGAAAACTGGAACCATTGGAACAGTGAAAGTTGGTGGTATGAAACAGGTGCAGGAGACTTGATTATCTTCCCGTCCGACTTGACGCACATGGTTCAGACTAAGCAGGGTGATGGGACACGCATTAGCATTTCGTTTAACACCTTTGTTAAAGGTTACATTGGTTCGGACGAGAGTCTGACAGGTTTACATTTAGGAGAAGAGTAATGGCACATTTTGCTGAATTGGATGTCAACAATATCGTTCTGCGTGTAATCGTTGTAGACAACAAAGACACTGCTGACGCTCATGGCGTTGAAAAAGAACATATCGGTGCTGCGTTCTGCGAGCGCGTACTTGGCGGCACATGGAAACAAACAAGTTACAACGGTAATAAGCGTAAGAACTACGCTGGTATTGGCTACAAGTATCACGCAGACATAGATGCGTTTGCTCCTCCACAGCCGTATGCAAGCTGGACACTAGATGCTAATGCTCAGTGGCAACCACCTACGCCTGTGCCTACAGACGCAACGATGGAAAATCCTTATACATGGGATGAAGCTACAACATCTTGGGTAGCAGTTCAAACTGCATAAGGTGGTAGCTATGGACATTAATTTAAAATTTACAATTGATGAGATTAACGAGTTGCTGACTGCTTTGGGTCAGCTTCCGTACACTCATTCATTCCAGCTTATTCAGTCTATTCATAATCAGGCTATACCGCAGATACAGGCGGCTAATGCTGAGAAGGTAGAACCCGAGGTCGCAAATGGTTGAGGATACCGATACACGTTTGTCAGTGCATGAAGCTGTATGCGCTGAACGATATGAGGGCATTCAACGTAGATTCGATGAAGGCTCTAAACGAATGCAAAAGATTGAGCATTTGATCTATGCATTGATGGTGCTTGTGTTACTTGGCCCCGGCGTAGCTGCTGAGCTTGTTAAACGGTTTATAGGATGAAGTGGATCCTCTTACGATCCTTGCAGGTGCAAGACTGGCTGCAACGGCAATTAAGCAAGGTTGCGCTATGTATCAGGAATACAAGGCGCAAGGTATGGAGCTGGTGGATGCTTACGGCCAAGTCAAAGACGTTGTTGCAGACATTGGCGGTCATTTGGGAAACTTTTTTAAAGCGCATGAGCAGCTTGAAAAACACGTTCACGAAGAAGAGTTAAAGACAAAGAAAGAGCGTGACCCTAATCTGTCTGTAAACCAAGAAGCATTTAACAGGGTTATGGCAGTAAAAGAAATGATGCGGTTAGAGACTGAGTTACGCGAGACATTAGTCTACCAAGCGCCTAAGGAACTCGGTGCGATATGGTCAGAATTTGAAGCTATGCGCGATAGGGTGAAAGTAGAGCGGGCAGAGGTGCAGCGTCAGGAATTACTAAAGCAACAGGCGGCAGTATGGCGACGGGCAAGTATAAGAAAAAAAATCGCGGAACAGATGACATCAATAATCGCGGTCGTGTTCATAATATTGTGGTTCCTATGGCTAATGATCCTGATTCGAACGAGCCACACATACCATGGAGCTTACTCGTCACCGTCCTTGTTCTGTGTCTTGTGCTAGTAATTGCTCTACCAATTATGGGCATCATGTATATGGACATGAACAACGCCACGATTGCAGCGATGGAAGAAGTAAAGAAGATGCGTGAACTACGAGCCAAAATATTAATGCAAATGCAGGGGGAACAATGAACTGGTCAGACGCACTTAAAGCAATTGTGCCTATTGTGGTTGCAAGCCTAGCTTGGCTGCTTGGGGAAGTTGGTTCGTTCAATACCCGCTTGACTAAAATTGAAGGTTCTATGCCAGCGTTGATTACTCCACAGGGTGTGCCAACTGACAGCCCGTTAAGTGCAGAGGCTAGGCACAAGCTAAAAGAAGACATTTACAAAGACTTGCATGACCTGCAAGTTCGCATCAAACTAATGGAAGAAAGGGCTAAAAGATAATGCTGACACTACTTTCAACGCTTGTTAGTTTTTTGATGGGCGGCTTGCCCAAGATACTAGACGTTTTCCAAGACAGACAAGATAAGTCTCACGAACTTAAACTAGCTCAGATGCAGACCGAGCGTGAACTACAACTAGCCGCCGCAGGATACGTAGCCCAACAGCAGATTGAAGCCATTAAGCTTGACGAGATAAAGACGCAGACAGCATCTGCGGAGAAAGTATCGTTAATTGGCGCACAACAAGCGGAGATGAATGCCATATACACGCATGACGCATCTCTCTCTGAGGGTACATCTACGTGGATGAAAGACTTACGGGCTAGTGTGCGCCCTGTTATTACCTACGGGTTCTTCTTCTTGTTGGTAGCTATAGATGCAACGCTGGCATACAAAGGCTTGACTAGCGGCGTGGACTTTAATACATTAGCTGATCAGCTTTGGGATAACGAAACTCAGGCGCTCTTCGCTTCGATTATTGCGTTTCACTTTGGTGGCAGGGCGTTTGGGAAATGATCAGCCCAAAGGCGCTAAATATGATAGCCCATCACGAGGGCGTCAGATTAAAGCCGTATCAATGTCCAGCTAAGTTATGGACAATAGGTGTGGGTCATGTGATTGATCCAAACCACGGCAGGCTAAAGATTGAAGATAGAATAGGCTTACCTTGCCCCAATGGCTGGAATAGAACTTTTACCCTGGAAGAAGTAGATGCCATACTTGCTAAAGACCTTGAGAGGTTTGAACGTGGAGTTCTTACGTATTGTCCTACTGCTGGCAGCCGCCAAAGCTGGTTGGACAGCTTGGTCAGTTTTAGCTTTAATGTAGGCTTAGGGACGTTACAACGTAGCACTTTACGGCAAAAGCACAATAGAGGAGACTATGCTGGTGCAGCCGAAGAGTTTCTGAAGTATACGAAAGCTGGTGGTAAAGTCTTAAAAGGGCTTGAGAATCGCCGTAAAGATGAACGTGTTTTATACCTAGGCGTTACGACATAAAATGTCAGTTCTTTACTTAAATTGGATTTATAATGACAGAGTACAGGTTGAGGGTATAAAATGACTGTTTCCTTTGTGCTCACCTATGACTCTCTCATTGAGACAGTCAAGCAGTATCTTGAACGGCAAGATGAAGCCGTAGTCAATCAAATTCCCACGTTTATTACTCTTTGCGAGTTTGAGATTGCGCAACAGATTAAAACGCTTGGGCAAATGCAAGTTGTACAAACAAATTTTGTGGCAGGCAATCCTGTATTAGCCAAGCCTGCAAGATGGCGCAAAACTGTCTCCATGGGCTATACAGATGCCTTAGGTGAAAAGCAGCCTATTCTTTTGCGCAAATACGAGTATTTAAAAGCCTACTGGCCTAACGCCACATCAACTAGTGCGCCTAAGTACTATGCAGATTATGACTATGAGCATTGGCTTATAGCACCTACTCCAGCTACTGCATTGGCAGTTGAAATCCTTTTTTACGAAAGAATTGCGCCACTTTCATCATCCAATCAAACCAATTGGATTACACAAAACGCGCCGAACGTGATGCTCTTTGGTACATTGCTTCAAGCGATGCCTTTTTTGAAGAACGACACACGGCAGATCTTTCAAGAAAAATATAGTCAAGCGCTGTCTGCATTGAAACTCGAAGATGATCTTCGTCTTGCCGATCGTCAAGCGATTGCTAAAGAAAGTTAATTATGCCAAGCTACGTCAATCCTTTTACTGGCCAAACTATTCAACCTTCTCAGGTTGGGTATGAAAGCTTATCGATTGCCACAGATACTATACTGCAATGGCCTGTTAATGGCAATGATAATTTAGTTGTTGCAAACATTATTGATGTAACTGCGACAGTAGCTAATTTAAAGTTGTACTTGCCTGCAGCAACTCAAGTATCAGTGGGGCAGTCAGTTCTTATCAATAATATTGGTGCTACTACATTTACTGTCGTAAAAAGTGATGGCACAACTATTAGTGCAATTACCTCAGGTATTTCTAAGTATATCTACCTTACTAATAATGCTACAACTGCGGGTACGTGGACATCAGTAACTTTTGGCGCAGGCACATCTGCTGCAAATGCTGCAACGTTAGCAGGCTATGGCTTAACAGCATTAAGTACAACTCTTAATCAAGCCTATGGTGTAGTTACTTATTATTCAAACACAACATTAACAGCAGCAGATAGAGCTGAGTTTGCTGTATGGGCCGGTGGTGTAGGTGCATTTACGCTACCCTCGGCAGCCAGTGTAGGTAATAACTGGTTTTGCATGATTGCCAATAATGGCTCAGGTATCTTAACTTTGACGCCACAGGGTACTGATACTATCAATGGTAACGCATCGCAGCAATTACAACTAACTGAGTCTTTAGTTATTGTTAGTAATGGCACCGGATGGAATACCTTTGGGTATGGGCGATCCAATGCTTTTGCCTATACTCAGTTGGCATTGAATGTCACTGGTGGAACTTTGACACTTACTTCAGCACAAGCATCTAATACCATACAAGGCTACTCTGGTATTTTAACCAGTAATCAAATTGTGGTTGTGCCTTCAACTGTGCAGCTATATACAGTTACCAATAATACGACTGGTGCGTTCTCATTTACAATGAAAACCGCCGTTGTAGGTGGCGCCACAGTGGTTGTACCGCAAGGCAACTCATTGGTACTTATTTGTGATGGCACCAACGTATATAATGCAGCATCAGGCTCAGCAAGTTCTATTACTGCTCTAACATTAGGTAATGGTTCTTTGGCTGTGCCTTCACTTAAGTTTTCAGGCGATGCAAACTCTGGTTTATATCTACCCTCATCTGGCACGTTAGGTTTTGTTATTGGTAACGCCTTGGCAGGTTCTTTTACTTCCTCAGGCTTTACAGCCACAAACGGGATTGCTGGAGGCACGTTTTGACCGCTAAGGTTATATCCTTAACTGTGCCTGCTGGTATCCAGCGGGATGGTACTGAGTTTGACTCGCCTATGCATGTGGATGGGCGATGGGTACGTTGGCAACGTGGTCGTGCTCGTAAAATCGGTGGCTATCGTGGCATTTTTCTTAATGCTAGCCAAATTAGTCGCGGCATGATTATGCAATCTCAAAACGGTATTAACTATGTCTATTCTGGATCTGCAAGTTATTTACAACAGTGGCAGGTTGATGATGATGATGGCGTAGGCTCAGGCCCTACCAATATAACTCTCAACAATTTTACTGTTAGTACCGAGAACTTATGGCAGTTTGATGTTGGCTTTGATGCCAATGGTACAAACACATTACAAATTATTGCTCACCCAGGCAATAATCTATTGCATATTGACAATGCGATCAACACTCCTGTATTGACTGGCACTTTCCCCGGTGGCGCATTAAGCGCTGTAGGTACTTTTACACTCACAGGCAATATTACTACAGGCACAACCATTGTTATTGCTGTAGCAGATTATAGAATTGGCATAGGCCAGACTGTTACTACTCCAACTTACATACCTACAGGTGTGACAGTTAGTAATGTTGTAGTTGCGAGTGGCACAACTACAGTTACAACAACTGGCCCAGCAATGACTGTACAGGCAGGCGTAAGCATTAAGTTTGACAATAATATTGCCGTATCGGGCGGTGCAGTTATGCTTTACCCGTACATGTTTGTGTATGGTAATAATGGGCTTTTACAAAATTGCGCCGCAGGCGACTTTACTAATTGGGTAAGTTCTGACTCTAACTCCAATAACGTCTCAGCAACAAAGATAGTTAAAGGCATGGCGCTGCGAGGTGGTACTACATCACCTGCAGGATTATTTTGGTCTTTGGATTCTTTGATTCGTGTAACTTACGCGCCACAAACAGTAGGCGCTGAGACTTTATATTGGCGCTACGATACAATTTCTGGGCAGTCTTCTATACTATCTTCTCAATCTGTTATTGAGTATGATGGCATTATTTATTGGTGCGGCGTTGACCGCTTCTTGGCCTATAATGGCGTTGTTCAAGAAATTGAGAATAATACCAATATCAACTATTTCTTTGATAATCTAAACTACGCGCAACGACAAAAAGTATGGGCTGCAAAAATTCCACGTTGGGGTGAGATCTGGTGGTTCTACCCTAAAGGTGACGCTACTGAGTGTACTGATGCTATTATCTTAAACGTACGAGATAAAGTGTGGTATGACGCTGGTGAAGCAATAGGTGCTCGTCGCTCAGCCGGTACATTCTCAGAAGTATTTAGAAATCCTATTTGGGCAGGCAACACAGCTGACTCAGCAGGTAAGTATGCTCTATGGCAGCATGAGACTGGTGTCAATGAGGTATACCTAACCAACGTTAACGCCGTAGAGTCCTATTTTGAAACTAACAGTTTAGGCTGGGTTAATGGCGGCCCCGGTGTAAGAGCACCAGTAGGTGAGAATAGGTATATTAGATTAGAGCGTATCGAGCCGGACTTTGTGCAACAAGGCGATATGAGTGTAGTAGTAACAGGTAAAGGCTACGCGGATGATACAGATCAGCCATCTGACCCTTACACGTTTGACTCAACTACGTTAAAAATAGATATGCGTGAGCAACGCCGTGAGATGAGATTGCGTTTTACAAGTAATACTTTCAATGGCACGTATCAACAAGGTTGCTTATTATTAAGCGTAGATCTTGGTGATGAACGTAGCACAGGTAACCCGTAATGATTACGTATGACCCACGCAATATGCAATGGGATCAATGGTGTGCATTGATGGCAGAGCTGTTTGCCTCTAATCAGTTAGGCACCGTGCCTGAAGATAAGTGGCGTGACTGGGCATCAGGTATGCAAGGTATTGGATACTTCGTTAACTCAGGTGTACCTGACCCTAGAAATTTTAAGTCATGGCAAGATTGGGCAACAGCGTTAGTTGGCATTATGTCTATCACTCCTGTTCAAATAACATAAGGTTGCATAATGGCTACTAAAGCGCAACTTCAACAAGATCTTATTAACGCTGTTGCCAAGATTCGCGTATCGAATCAAGGCGCGCCTATGGACGTTAAATTTTCCGACGGGAAGACCTACACAGTCTATAATGACGGTAGTGGCGCTGGCGATGCGTTAGGCATAGATTTTAGAGGAATGTCAGATCAGTTTAATTCTGCTGAATCTTCATTGCGCCCTGCGCCTACGCCAATTCAACAACCACAAGAACAACCTCGCCAACAAGAACAGCAGCAGCAAGCTGCGCCATTGTCGCAGTCTTCATCAAGTAGTAACAGCCAGTTCCCTACTCTTAATCAATCTATTATTGATAAGAATTTTAGGTATGGCAAAGATCGCAGCAATGAAATAACTTCTTTTAATTCAGATATACGTGATGGCATTTATAACGCAGGTTGGGATCAAAAATCTGATGCTGTCAGAGTATTAACTGGTGCAGGGAATTTTGGGATTGTTGCAAATATTGCAGGCATGGGCGGCACTGAGTTTAAAACAGCAACAGGCTATACTGCAAGTGATAAAGACTTTATTGCTGCAGCTCAGGCTGCGGGTATTGACAACCCAGAGCAATATCAAAGATCGGCTGGTGGGGGCTTAGGGAGTATTGGCGCTAAGGTTTTGGATCAAGGTAAGATTTACAACCTTCTTCAAGAAAAAGGCAAAGACTTATACTCAGTAACTAACGCTGTGGAAGGCGCAAAGCGAGGCGAGTTAGCTAAGCATGCAACTGTTCTTTATAAAGCTGATGGCAGCGGAAATCTTGTACCTGTAACTAATGACCAAGGTCAGCCACAAGCTCAGTATTTTAATGCTACTAGATACGCCAATGCCCCAAGCTTCTTTGAAGAGTATGGGCCATTCTTAGCGTTATTGCCTGCTGTAGGTGGTGTTCTTCAGCATGCTGGGTATTTAGGGTCTTTAGGTGGCGCAAGTTCTGCAGCAGGCTTAACTGCAGGTGAAGTTGCTGCAAATACAGGCATAAGCTATTTTCCCGGCGTTGAAGCGGGCGCAGGTAGTATCATGGCCGGCTATACTGGCGCGCCTCTTAATGCAATGGGAATATCTGCAGGTTTAGGTGGGGCAGGCTATTTTGGCGCTGACACGTTAGAAAATATTTGGTTGGCAAACGGCTATACACCGGACCAATTTGACATTTTACGTACGCAAAACCCAGAAGCTCCGGGATATCAAATTGATCCAGAAGGGCCTGCCGATATAGGCACACAAAACTTTCCGCAAAATCCTAACATTGGTAGCTCGTCAATATTACAAGATTTAAAGAATGGCTACAATGCGTATAAGACTGCAGCGCAAATTGCAGGTGGCGTAAATAAGTTACTTGGCAATGGCCCTAGCGGTAATGGGCCTAGCGCTGGTATTGACCCAGGTACGGGGCTTGAAAGCACGCTTTCTAGTTTATCAGCAGGAAAGCAACTTGGGGCATTACCTAATGAAAACCCGGGCTCAGTTTTACCGGGTGCGCCTGTTGGCGAGAATACAGCATTACAGCCTTTGCAATTACAACAATTATCTCCTGAACTAGGCGCAGTGGACCCAAGATTATTATCGCAATTACTTAATAAAAATAAGCCTGCTATGGGCAATCAACAAGGCCCTAGTCATTATACTTATGGCGCAATGCCTGCCATGCAAGATACTACTTACATGGGTAACCCAGGCGCATTGCTTTCTGGCAAAACAGCAGGGCAGTATGACGCGCTAGGCTCTGCTGGACTACGTCAAATATCTGGATATAAAAAAGGTGGTGGTGTTGAAGATACTAACTTATTTGATATGCTAGATGAGTGGATTGCGTCAAAAGAACAAACACGCGATGACATTAATAACCTTAGCCCGTTAGAGCAGAGTTTATTGCAAAAAGCTTATACGTTAGATAAGCATGACAAATACGGCACAAATAAGTATCCATCAAACCAAGATAGTGTAGTAAGCCCACTTGGTCCATGGGAGCAGCCTATTGTAGATATGCCGGGCGACTTTAAGTTTAATAACTCTTCTACAGGGTTGGGTGATAGAATACGTAATGACCCATATAGGTATAATGAGATGGACTCGATGACAAAAGATTGGGACGGTATGAGTACGCAACGCCAAGAAGCAATACGAAAGCGTTATTACGCCAAAGGCGGTAAAACGCATGTCCCTGAGTTTATTACTGGTAAAACTGGCTTTTATGTTGAAGGTAAAGGTGATGGACAATCCGACAGTATACCTGCAATGTTGGCTGATGGTGAATATGTGTTTGATGCCGATACTGTTGCTGCTCTCGGAAATGGTTCAAATAAAGCAGGTGCCTTAACACTTGATAAAATGCGCCAAAATATACGTAAACATAAGCGGTCAGCATCGCATAAGAATATTCCTCCTAAGGCCAAGTCGCCACTTGAGTATTTGAAAGGTTAATTATGGAATTAGCACAAGGTAGTGCACTACCTGACGTTACCACTACTCAGGCGTCTAAGACAACGACGCCGGGATGGTATAACGATTATCTTAGTAACCTTGCACAAACAGGCCAAAGCGCAGCTGCAGGCGCTCAATTTATAGGCCCTACTGCATTACAGCAGCAAGCATATAATACAGTTGGTGCTGCAGGTAGCGCGTATCAACCTACTTTGCAAGCTGCTACTAATTTAGCTCAAACTGCTGGCAATACTAATCTTGCTGACTTGACTCAGCAAATGATGACGCCTTACGCAAGCAATGTAGTTAATACATTAGGTGACTTAAATCAGCAAAATATTGCTAGAAACTTTTCACCACAAGCTACTGCAGGTATTGTGGGTAGTGGTCAATTTGGTTCTTCTCGTGGCGCTGGTGCTTTAGGGCAAGTTATTAATAATGCTAACTTAGCTACACAAGCTCAGCAACAACAAGCAATGCAAACTGGATATACGCAAGCTTTGCAAGCTGCGCAAAATCAAGTACAAAACCAATTAGCTGCAGGTCAACAACTTGGCAATTTTGCAACAAGTAACCAAGCTCTTGGCTTAGGTAATATTAATGCCCTTGCTACTTTAGGTGGCCAGCAGCAGCAGATTCAGCAGCAGCAACAGTTATTTCCATTGCAAACAGCAACTGCTTCTTCAGGATTGTTGCGCGGCTATAACGTACCTACAGCAACTGAGTCTACATACAAAGGACCATTACCCGGCGCGTATGCTGCGTCTCCATTGCAACAGATTAGTAGTTTAGGTAGCTTATTGGCAGCGCTAAATACGTCCCCTGCTTCGTATGGTGGCGCCGCAGGTAATACGCCATTAGGTAATATTATTGGCGGCATTTCTAAGTTGCCTTGGGAGAAGATTAGTGACAAAGCTAGTGAATGGTGGAACAGCACACCTTCTACAAATGTATTCAATAAGGGTGACTACCAATACGACTGGTTTGGTGGCAGTGGCAATGAAGATTCAATGATTGCCTAATATTAAGATTGCGTAAAGGATAAATTATGGCAACCGGAGCACTTCCTGCTGCACCATTGGGCATAGGGCAAGATCCACAAGCTCAAACTGAGTATATGGATGCAGTTGGCAAAATACTGCAATCATTAGAATCTCGTGCGGCAAAGCCTATTAACTGGTGGAAAGTTGCAGGGGCAATGGCTGACCCAGGTCGAACAGGCAATATTTCAGAGGCCATAGGCAAAGCGTCTACCTCCATTGGCCAAGATGTTGAAAAGTCGCAAGAAATGGCGCTACCTATTGCTCAACTTAGAGCGCAACTTGCCGGTCAAAAGTATAGTGTTTCACGCCAAAATGAAGCCTTATCTATTATTTCAGGTATCTTTGGTACTGACCCAAAAACAACTCAGGCAATGATTCAAAGAGGCGCCATCCCATCTGATTTACTTAGTAAGATTACTCCACAGGCTTACATGGCAGTCGCTCTACGCTCACCTGAGCTAGGCACCATGCTTAAGAACGCCGCTGAGATGGAAACAGGTAATATTAAGCTTGGTGTAGATGTTGCAGGTAAAGAAGTTGATCTTGCAAAACAACGTGCTGAGTTTGGTGAAGACTTTACTAAGTTCTTATCTCCAGCATCACGTAGAATCTTAGGCTTAGGCGAAAAGCCACAAGCAACTCCGGCGCCTGTAAGTGAGCCTAACGTATTACCTGTGCCAGCAGCTAGTTTACAAACTAATATAGTGCCTAATTCGCCGGGAACTAGAGTTGACACAGGCATTGAGCCTATTATAGAAAAGCCAATGTCTGCCACAACTCCTGGGCCAGTACAGCTAGCTGAGCAAACTACGGCAGCTGATAGTAATGTGCCATTAGCAAATCGAGCTAAAGCTCAGCTTGAGCGCCAAAAGATGCGCGATGAAATGTTTAAAGGCGAAATTGGCACCATTGTTACGTGGGTTCCAGAGCGTGTTAACTCATCTATTAGAGATCTTCGTGAGTTGCATGATCTTGCAGATAAGTACCCTCAAGTGTTAGGCATTATGCAAAAGCAAGGTTTACTAAGTGGCTTACAAGCCGCTGCTGAAAAAGGTGTATCAACTCCATGGGGTTCTTTCTCAGTGCCTGTACAGGAGTTCTTATCCAAAGTACAACTGCCTCCAGCTGAGCAACAAGTTTTGGCACGAGTTAGTAATATCATTGCCAAGCAATTCTTTGAAAATGCTCGAGTTAATAAGTCCATCCTTGGCCCACAAATCTCTAATGCTGACGTAACTCTTCTGCAAGCACCAATGATTACAGCTAAAGACTCAGCTGAAGCCATTAAGTATTACGCTAAAGAGAATATCATTGGTATGAACATGCGTGGTGAATTGAATAAGCTATATGGGTCATGGAATAAGCAATATGGCAATACTTCAGACTTTGGTGAGTTCTTCAATTCTTCTGACTATAATACTGTAATGGATCGTTTTAGTAAGTATTACGACGAGTTGTATAGCAAGCATAATCCTTTTGTAGGTAGATAATATGGCCGCCGACTCATTAGCAGATTTAGATCCTATTTTTGGTGGCGGTAAGGCGACTGCAGATAAAAAACCTGCCCCTGCTCCACGTAGAAAACGTGAGGAATACACCGGCACATTGCCACAAATGCCTGATGCGCCTAGTGAAAAGAAACTTGAAGAGTTAAGCGAAGTATTTCGCCCTGGGCCATCTACTCCAGCTCCAGCACCAGCCACCACAGTATCTTCTGATAAGCGCTATAATGCGCCTATAAGCAAAGAAAGTGCTGCTGTAGCTGGCTCAGGCGTAGGGTTTGCTCTTAATCGTGATAAGTTTGCTAAGTTGCCTACACGCGAGGCTCGCATACAAGATCTTAAAATCACTGCAAAACTAGGTCTTGACGATCTTAAAGACGTATCTACTGATATACGTTCTTTAATGACTCGACAAGAAACATTAAATATTGCTTTAGATGATGCGCAAAGAGCTTTGCGTGCTGCTGAGGCAGAGGCAGTACGTTATGGCGCGCCTACAACTCCAATAGGCGAAGCACTACCGGGCGATAAATGGAGTGCAAAAACAGTTGGCTCAATGGGCCCAGGCGGTGATGCTACAACTGAAGCAGCTCGTAACTATCGAATACAAAAAGAGTTAACCGCAAGCGGTGAAGGCGCGCAGTTTAAAGCATCTCGTACAGGCATAGTTGTGCCTAACACTGCAGAGTTTGCTGATGAATTCACATCTCCTGCGCAAAAAACTGCGCATACTAACTTTATAAAAGCTCAAGCTGAGTATGACGCAGCTGTAAAAGCCGCCAATGAGAATAAGTTGGCGCTTGAGAAATTAAACAAAACATTGGAAACAACGCAATCTACTGCCAACCGCGCAGGACAACGTGCAAAATTGCTAGAAGAAATGACCACGCCAAGTACCCTTGAGAAGCTAGGAAGATTTGCCAAGAATATTCCTCTTAGTGGTCTTTTAGGCGGCGCTGCAACTGGGTATGAGGGTGTGCAAGCTTATGAAGCTTATAAGAATCAAGACGTTCCCGGCATGATAGAGCATGGCCTAGGCGCTGCAGGTGGTGCGCTTATGTCTATGCCTCATCCAGTTGCAAAAGGTGTAGGTCTTGCAATGTCAGCCCCACCACTGCTATATCAGGCCTATAAGTATATGAATGAAGGCAACCCTGCTGATCAGCAACAACAACCGCCTTTGCAGCCGCAGACAGCAATGCCGCCTGTCAGGTAACTCTCGCTATTGACAGAGTGGTTTATCCCCGTCTTGTACGGGGATTTTTTTGCTAACCATCATAGCAACATGCCATGCTTCTGTCCAAATGCTATAAGGGTCACGTAGCAAATCACGATTGTCTGTTTTATTTAACAGTGCTACCCAATCGTGGTATTCCTGTTTCATTTGGTCTTCCATTCAGTAATACTCCTAATGTTAACATTTTGTTGAGCAGTAATAGGCTCTTTGTCAGGTGCTAAGCTTTCAATACCTCGTGCTGCTTGAGTCCTAAAATCAGCCCATTTCTTTTTAAATTGCTCTTGCTCAGTAGGTGGAGTCCACTTATACTTTATACGCCAACGTATGGTTACATCGGTGGTTGAAGGGGTGTATATATATTCATAAGGTATAGTCACAATTCGTTTCCTTTCGAACTAAGCCATGTTCTTAATGCGGTCATACCTCCATCAATAAGAACGTGATTAGGTAGTGGTTTGTACTTATCATAAACTGCATGATTGATAAAGTTCTTCATCAATAAGTACGCGTCAGCAAGTGGCGGGAAATAAGTCAATGCCCGATTAGTGTCAATACATGAGATATCGAAGTTAGGAAACTCTTTCTCTATCATATATGCTTGAGCATCTAGTAGTCCTATGATAATAACACGGGGCTTGTTAGTTCGAGTACTTTCGTACTCTGGGTTATGCTTGGCAATTTTGAACTCATGCTCTAGCTCTTTAACTGCAATCCTAACTTCTTCTTTAAACGTCTTTGCAAATTGTTTGGCAAGTAAAGCTACAAACGAATCTAATGAAGGCATATCTTGTGCCACAGGAGTGGGCTCTGGGGCATCGATCTTTTGTGGTGTGATAGTAACTGCATGCGCCCGCGTTCTAATCTCTTTAAGAAGTTGTTGATCGCAGCGAACACTAGCTGCAGGCCGTTGACGAGCCATATCTATTACCGCTTGCGCATCAGTTACAGCAATGGATAACTTACTACCATTATTGTAAAGCTCAATAGCTCTTACAACAACTTGCTCACGTTCTCTGGAGGTCCAACGGATTTTAGGCGTTTGCATTTGTGTTCCTTTCAATGGTCAAGTACTACACGTGAATTATACATCAAGCAGCCAACGTGAGAACGGGTGCGCAGTATCAATATGCTTATCCATTAACATGTGGGCTTCATACCTTTGAATCCTTGGGGGCTTGTCTGCCACTGGGATATGCTGTTGCTTTTCTAATATATCTTTGAACATCTTCATTCTTGATTCGTAAACATGAAATGAGCCAACTGATATAGTTAGCGAGCCTACTTCAGCGTTAAGAAGAACTGCAATGATTTCTTGTAAGAATGAGAAGGTAGGTATATCATTAGCCATGCCCCATAGAATATCTTGGCTACGCATAATGACTCTTGCATTAAGCCTACTACGACGCAAACGAAACTCAATAGCAAGAGTGCAAGGCACATCTTTGGCATCTTCATCCATGTGATCGATGTCAGTTCCAAACATAGGGATGACTGCTCGACGACTCATTGGGTCTTTTTGCAGCAACCTAACAATATGCCTTACGCCATACTTGCCAAACCAATAGCTACCATAATTACTATTTAGCTTGCCATTGACAACGATCTTACCCCACTGTGCTGCATGAGTCGCAATGGAAGTATCAAAAGGGTCTGCCTTTATATACCATGCCATTTCACGCTTAAGATAATTAAGATTGAAGTTACGACCAATAAAAGAGTTAAAGCGCACGAAAGGCCCAAGAGAATAAGTGAAGTTCTCAATTTCCTTCGTGCCTTCACCCCGCGGGTTGGACTCTGTTCCACGATAGTCGAGTGCTTTATAGAGGAGGATAAGATCTTCTTCACGATGAATGAGTGGTATTTCCATAGTCGCTTTCTGTTACATGATAAGGTTGATGCGGAAAGTTCTGCATGTGATATAGAGGCGGCGGTAACTTATATGCTTGTACGTTATTATTAAGAGCCCATGCATAGGCATTATTGCCTAAGGCAAAGATTTTACTAGGCTGTAAGTCTTTCATAAAAGATGAATCTGTAGGGGTGCCTTGATATGTTTGAGTATTGATCCAGTACAAATCACTCTCAGGTATGCCTTCACGCTCTAACGTATCTGCCAACATACGACTAGGGCCATCTTCATCGAGGAAGTTAATAAAAGGCACAACAGCTGCGGATGCTTTAATATTCGTCCTTGGCCCCTTATCGCATAGCATAAGTATGTTACCCTGCTTAAAACTGCCACCGCCAGAAGCCCTATTGGATGTAGATCTATCCATAAGAGTTTGAACGAGGGACTCCAGTGCACTCTTTTCGTAGTCATAATGCACAACTGGAAGGCAAGTATGCTGTGGGAGCGTTTCGTATGCCTCATATACAGCTCCAAGCTGTTCTGTGTTATCAAGATACTCAATACCTTTGCGCTGCTTAAAAGTATCAACACACAACGATAAATCAGGTTGGCAATGCACCACTACTGCGCCTCTAGATAATGCCACACGCTCTAGCATACGCCGCCTAGGTAGATCTACGCGATTAACGCCATTGCGATAGACTGTACCGTAAATAGGCTCAGATAGCCATGATCGATCCATGATAACATGATCGTCATACGTAAGAGCTTGAGTCATAGATCTAAAGTATGTCTTACACAAATCTTCAGTTGACATACCTATGTATGGGCCATGCTTCATAACATGCGCCATACGATGTGTACCAAAAAATTGACGAAGTCTCTCAGCCAATGTGGTTTTACCACCACCATCTGGTCCTTCGAGAATTATGATCATTCCAACCACCTTTCGACTTTTTTTAATGTTTCTTGCAATGTGGCTATTTTTAACTTGTCTGCTTGTAGCCATGCAAGATAATCTCTCGCCTCATCGCTCATTTTTTCTATTTCTTTTAATGTATAGCCATACGCCGGATGTATGACTCCTGTTTCTTTAGGATCGCTACCGAGTATAGCTCCTGCATGAGCAGCATGCTGGTATCTAACTCTCCACCATCCGCATCCTGCATGTGCGTAAGTAGGGCAAAGCACGCCTTTATATTGCCCGTAATCCCACACAATCTGAGACTCCAAGAGCCTTGGCTGTCCAAGTGACTTTCCACCCACGGAATGTATAGGCCAATTAAGTTGCTGTGCTGCGGCCCATTCATGAGCTTCCTTTGAAAATGATGCGTTGTACCACTCTGTTTTGCGCTTATCCCACTGATACTTATTGCACAAAGGTAGTTTATATAAAGGTGATGGGTCCCAATGACGTATGTCATCAACCGGCAACCCCATCTGTTTGGTATCACCCCATGGAAATAATGGTGCCAACCATGTACGTTGAGTTAAAGCATCAGCATTAATCTTGGTTTCCCATGTAGGTATCACATTTTGGAAAGACCAATCATCTAAGCAAATATAGGCATCAGGCCGTTGTACTAATCCCCATATAGCGCCATCAGCGTTTAATGCATTATGATCTAGTGGGTAGACATAAATAAAAACTTTGTCGTAATCAAAAAGATCATCACCTTGATGTATTGCTTGATGATGTACCTCATGCCCTAACCGCTCGAACGCATTACGCATCAATTCGGGAATAGATACAAACTTAGTTGAGCTTGCTCGATCAGGATGATTTGTATGCGTCTCAGTGACGCCGGTTATTAAGATCTTCATTATTCACTCAATGAAATAAAGCCCATTTCAACATCATGGTTAATATCACCAGAGCGACCACCTTGCTCAAGGTATTCAGCAACTGTCATACCGCTTTTATATAAATCAAAACGATCATAGGCCAATGTGTTTTGGCGCTTAGGATTGTTTTCAGCTAAAAGTGTAATGATTGCTTTCTTGTTTGCGTAACGACGCGTCTTTGCCTCTGACATAGCAGAATCTCCTTGTTGTGTAAATAGTGTGATGGCTTGCATACTTTTCAAATATCAACGGTTTCAATTTTATCACGACTTACGTAGTCACGCACAGCATTCAACAGATTTTGTTGAGTTTTATCTTTGCGCCTAACGGCAGACATGATGGCCTCATCCACAGTATCTTTAGCAATAATGTGATGTACTACAATATGATTCTTTTGCCCTTGCCTCCAAAGTCGGCGTATAAATTGTTCATAAATTTCAAGTGACCAAGTTAATGAGTACCAAATAACTGCATGCCCAGCACCTTGTAAATTGAGACCGTGGCCAGCAGACATTGGATGCGCAAGTAAAACCGGAACTTCCATGGCATTCCATGAGCTAATAATTCTATCGAGTTTATCACCAACAACACCGGAACCAATGATAGGTGCTTCAGGAAACGCAGCTTTGAGTCTTTCCAAGTCATGTTGAAAATGATAACCGATAATGCAAGGCTGACCCGACAACTCCTCCACCAACTCCTGAACGGCCTGTGTTTTGGTATCATGAATGTGGATCGATTGTTTCTTTTCTCCATCTAAGTAAGATCCTCCATTGGCTACTTGTTGACATTTCATGACAGCCACAGCAGCGTTCACAGCAGTAATGTTCCCATATTGCATATCAATAGTGAGATCATCTTCAAGGCTCTTGTAAATTCTTTTAGCATCTGCCGGTAGCTCTACCACAATATTGTTATACGTTAGCTCAGGCAAATCTAGATGGTCCAGTGCCGCCATTCGAAGCACCTTACCTTCTAATCTATCGTAGATTTGTTGCTCACCTTGCGGTTTAAGCTTCCATTCATATCCACCGAATCCTGCCGGATAGAAATAGGCATTTTTAAAGTGCGTAATATAAGGCCCAAAAGTAGCACCTTGGTCAATAATGTATTGCGGCCCAAAGATATCTAATAAACTGTTAGGCGCAGGTGAGCCAGTTAAGCCCCAACGGCGATCAAACTTATTCAACAAAGGCTTAAGCGTTTTAAAGCGTTGTGTTTGCGTATTCTTTAAGTAAGAACTTTCATCAATCACTAGAATATCAAAAGGCCAAGGCTTACCATTGAGTTGAGATGATAGCCAACCAATGCCTTCAAAGTTAATCACAAAAATGTCATGGTTTTGCTTAAGTACTTTAGCTTTATTTGGCCCATGCAATACACCCATTGAATAGCTTGAGAATTGCTCCCACTTTTTAAGTTCAACAGGCCATACTGCGTACACAGGTCGCAAAGGGGCAATGACTAGCATTTTTGTTGCAAGGCCTTTGGTGCGTAACACTCTATATGCTGATAACACAACAGATGTTTTACCTAGGCCCGGGTCTAGCCAAAGAGAACCAGAGCCTCTAGTAATGAGAAACTTTACAGCTTCTTTTTGATACTCATGGGGTTCCCAAAACACGATCAATCCCTTCTGTAGAATCTATTACATGGATACTATGTCCGCGACTTTGGAGTTCCTTGTGAAGCTTTGCTTGCAGCGGTGATACTTTGGCGCCGGGCCTCTTCAGTTCTACCCATAATGTACTCCCAGCAGGCAATACCACGATGCGGTCCGGCCATCCCCTTGCATAGCGAACATTTAGCTTCAATGTGAGGAGATTTTGTTTTTTGCATTGTCGTGAGAAATAAGCCTCAAGGTCTTTTTCAAGTAGCACTTTTACCATTGGCAAGGCCCGCCATTATCTTTACGGAAGTGACACCACCTACAATTATTGCTAGGCTTTGGAGCGTAAATGTCATCTCTTTCAATCCGCGCAATACGATTGCCAATCCATTCTTTAAGCGCAGTAAAGTCTTTACGTGTATAGGTAGGTGTTGCGGTTTGCTTATTAAGATCAATATAGCAAATCTCAGTAGTAACTTTTTCTACTTGGGGATGTTCAGCCAAGATAATAGTTGCATACAACTTGAGTTGATCTCCATAATCGCGCTCCTTACCTGTTTTCCAATCCAATACATGAGCATGATTGCCATCAATCCACAGCACGTCGTAAATACCACGAAGCCAAGCATTGGCAGCAAGAAAATCAGTGCGAGCCCAATCTTTCGTAATCGCAAACTGTACTTCACTTTTAGCTCCTTTCGCAATAAGCTTTTCAATGTAGTCATCCCAATGAGCAAATACGCTATCAAGCTTTTGTTGCGAATCAAGAGCATTTTCAAATGAGGTATGTATATCTTTACCTCGTTGCGCTGCTGTGCCTGTAGGCTCTTGTAGCTTATCAATTCGAGTTAACTTATATTTATAAGGGCACTCTTCATAGGACTTAATAGATGAATGTGATAATGACTTCATTATGGTCTCCAAACAAACAAATCAAGGGCTGCAACAATAATGCCTACAATGTATACAAAGACCATGAGCCAAAATGTTTTCATTTCGTTTCCTGATAGTTATTACCAACTTTATAGTCACTAACCATGGGGACTGACATTTTTAATGCATCACACATAGCATTGGTAAGACATATAGCCTCACGTTCTATACTATCTTCAGGAACACTAATAACTAATTCATCATGTACACTTAACAATAGGCGGCTGCCTTGTCGAGTTTTTTGATACAGCAACATAGCTGCCTTGGCTTGATCTGCAGCAGAGCCTTGAATAAGAAGGTTAACGCCTTTATAGTCAAACTCTCTAAGCTTACCGTTGATAACCTTTGGCGGTTCCATCTTTACTAGACGTCCACCAAGAGTTTTAATAGGCTGCCCCAGCTTATACCGTGTGCGCATAGTTGCCTGCATTGATTTAAGCCCAGGCGCCACAGCTGTCGTATAGGCATCCATCAATGTTTTTGCCAAGCCGTAATCAACCTCAAGCATTTCACTAATCTTCTTAGGCCCAGCGCCATAAAGAATAGCAAAGGATACACCTTTTGAATATGTCCGACTAACCTCACGGCCACTTGCCTCGGTCATCATATTGGCAGCGTACGTATGCAAATCAGCTCTAGCATCCTGCTGATATTGTTGCATTAGGTTACCACCTTCAAAGTGAGCAAAGATACGTAACTCTTGAGCATTGAAGTCACATGCAACTAGCTTATGGCCTTCATCAGGAAGAATGAAACTACGTACTAATGGCAAGTCTGCAACATGTAGATCTTCAGGTAGCTTTACTTTTGGGTATCTAATGGGTGCATTTTGGAAATTCGGAGTACTACTGAGCCGTCCGGTCCGGGTCCCACCACGCTCGCCTCTAACACTGTTCCAATTGGTATAGATGCGGCCCGTAGCTCGACCTGATGTAAGCCAAGGTTCAATGAAAGTTGAGAGGCACGTAGATAGATTTGCCCGATATCTGAGGACATCTCGAAGGTACTCATTGGTTAGCATCTCCTCTAAAGCTTCTTTAGTTGCCTGCATTTGGCCTTTATCTGTAGTAGGCCAAGTTTTATTTCTATCCCAATGCTCTGTCGTATAAATACTCTCGATAAGCTGTTGATCGCTATCGACATTTAACTCAGGAGAATTCAAACATGCACGAACCCAAACTGTACACGCCTCAATGTCTTTTATTGCTTGCCCTTTCGCTATTTCTAAACCCGGGACATCAACACGAACCCCTAACCGTGAGTTTTCAAGTAACATTGGCAGCAAAGCAATCTCACGAAAGTATGCATCTTGTTGTGCCGGTAAAACGTGAGAAGAAGCAAAGTCAAAAAGCTTTGAAGTAAGCCGTACGTCAGCAGAGGCGTAACGACCTACCAACTCAACTGGGCCTTTGCTTATGTGGGCTCCCCATTGTGATTTCTTTCTTTTAGCGTCAGGGACGTTATTAATGATCCATTCTTTAAGCTCATCTCGTTCGTCTGGTCTATCAAGATCCCAATGTACGACAAGATCTTTGAGTGATAGTGAAGGAACATGTGGATCAAAGAGAAAAGAAAGAATGAGAGTATCGTGTATATAAATAGGGTTTGGGATTGCAAGGCCGAAATGGATATCAGCAACATCCAAGTCAAATAAGGCATTATGAAAGCAGAGTTGGCGACCAGATTCATACATACTCCTTAATAAGTTAATTACAACGTCTTGTGTAGTGGTGTTACCGGTAATATGCCCAAACGCAAAGTAGCCATTGGCAAATTGATTTTCAGGATCATATACAGCCAAGCCTACAGGCTTAGGCGGATATAGAGGGCGAGCCTCGATACCTTCGGTTTCAAAGTCTAGGAAAATTGGTTTCACATTATGCCTTAGTTAGCGAACCAGCGAAGACGTGGCATACATTGAACATCAATAACGATATCCGATAACATACCAGAGATCATACGCTTGGAAATAATAGGCACAGCACGTAAGCCATTGGTTTCACAATCGCCTACTGCATGGATAACTTCATTGCGGCTCATTTGTTGTGCACGTGGATCCACTACGATGGGCACTACAGGAGGTTCTGAGTAAGATGTGATAGGTTTATTGGTATTGCATGCTGCTAGGCTTAGAAGCCCTATTATCAATAGCAATTTATTCATTTCAATCCTCATAGGGTCAGGCGGGGTACTAACAAATAACTGCTTTCCCCCTGTAAGGCAATTAAAAGCGATCGGATTCAGCAACAGGTGCTGTCTCAGTCTCTTCATTAATCGCACCAGCAGTAGCAATGGCACGTTGAGTTTCTTCAGCCGCACGTTTGATAATGGCCTGAATAACTGCAGGATCCTCAATAGCTTTAACAACGTTAAAAACAACCTTGAATTGAGTTTTTGGATCTGCAACCACAGACAATTCAGTGATGACAGCCAAAGGTGGACGTTTTAAAGTTGCTGCAACAGTTTGAGTGTAGTTAGCGTAGTTCTTTAAACTTGTTACAGGCGGACGAAGCGCCGCGACCTCTGCCGCAGCCACAGACTCCGGAGTGGTAATACTATCTGCTGGGATGACGAGGAGTCGGCGGGTTTCGCGGCAGGCTTTACCTTTCCCACCACTTGGCGACGAGCCCCATTCGTTTTGTGGACAGCCTTCACATGTTTCATGTTGTTTTTGCTCCACACTTGACGTTGGTCCCATACCTGTAGCAACGCTTGCTATTGCGAAGCATTTAGGGCCAACAATTTTAGTAGGGTCATAACGATCTGCATAATACAAACGCTCAATAGGTGCTGCCAAAATAACGCAGGCCAACTTATTACCAGTGATAGGGTCACCACGGTAAGTAAGAATACCACCTTTGGTTGATAGGAATGTTGCTGATAATCCTGACTGCTCGGCCTTTACAACTTCAGTGGCCATTGCTGCCAGTTGGTCTTCAAATAATGCTACTGCAGTTTGAGTCTTTGCCATGATGGCTCCTTTAAACAAGTTACTTGCGACGAACGGAAAGTTCCCAGACAGACGACGGCTTTGTGCCGGGGATTGTTTCACCTGCTTCCCACCGCTCACGGAAAACAGTTGAGGATAAACGCTTGTGAAGAAGTTCAAACTGATTTGTTGATGCAATATAACCATAGAAGGCGTCCCAGTCTTCAATGGCTGGGTGGAGGGTTTCTCGCATTGTACAACTGGCTTTATCCGACGCGGCTTGACTAATACCGGCGTTTGCCATTTGCTCCATAATATCGGCCTCAATTTGCGCCAACTTCTCGTTACACTTTTTGATGTCTTCATTTAAGCTTTCCTTCAAAGCTTTGGTTTCAACAAATATGTCGATAAGATCTGATATTTTCATTTTGCGTTGGCCTGTTTAGTTTGAATGATGGCCCACATCTCACCTTCAGGTGCAGTCCAGCCCGGAGGCTTAATAACATCGTATTGACTGCCTCTTAGAGAGCGCAAATACTCATTAGCAGGTTCCTTAGCCATATTAGCGCGGTGGACAACGCCGAATAATTCATCGAAAGGTATTCCCATGGCGTGAGCACAACCAAGGGCAACATAGACCAGATCAATAACAGCGTCCGCAGCGTCAACAAGACTATTCTCCTCACATGCACGTAAGTACTCAGATAATTCTTCCATGATAAAACGAGCAAAGTATGATGCCTCACTCGCAGGTAATAGATGGGGGTCTATAGATATAGGCAGCCCCATCTTAGATCTAAACGCACCAACTGCGTCGAAGTAAGTCATTCTGTTGTCTCCACGTTTGAGCTTTTCCAAATGATGTCACCCCAAAGGATTTTGTCAGGCGCAGTATGAGGTTTGATCTCATCAACCCACTCATTAACATGATGAGCAACACAATACATTTCGCAATCATCAGCACCAACACTATATTCAAAATCCATTGCTAAATGTTGAGCCATTTCAGATGTATCGGCTACGGCTACAAGAGTGTCGTAGTTATAAACCAAATAGATTTCCATTACTTCACCTCTGCTTCAAGCGTTTGCGCCAAAACAACTAGCTCATTCACCCAATTAGGAGGAAGGGCTGGGCCTTTGTGTTCTTTCATATCTTGCAGCAACACGGCCATTTCATACACCAATTGCTGCTGCACTTTAAAGCTATCACGTGCACGCTTTTCAGAAGCAGTTTGCCATTCATCTAACAGTTGCACAAAGGCCTGTATATTTTCAGGGGTTAATGTTGAGTGAGCATCAACTATACGAGCCTGTGTGGCCAACTCAAGTACCTTGTTACGGGAGATTAGTGAGAGTCTCATGCTGCCACCTGCAATTCTGACTGACGTTCGTTGATAAGATCGCTGAGCCATATTGGCATAGGCCGCTCACCACGGTGGTAAATGAGTGGCATGGTTGCAGATTTGCTTGCATAATAGCGACGGTATGATTCAACAGCATTGTCGGACTTGAATTCGTCAGGCATTGCAAGAGGTGGGGCAGACCATGTTTTAGGTAAATCGTGCATAGCTGAAGGAGGGTTAAGTAGCTCGGCAACGAGCACGTCGCGTGATTTATGATTTTTGCCATAACGTATATAAAATTCGCGGCCAAGGTAGATGGCCAGAGTAACGACGTAATGATAATGGAGTGTTGACTGACGTGTCCAGATGGCGCTTGGATGATTAACGTGAGTAGACTTATAGGATACAGCATGGCCATTGCCATGTTGGTGATGAGCCGTGGCAAGTAATTGGCATGATTCGATAAGCATTTTGCCAACATGTTTGTCGCAATGCATAGCTGCGGCAACAGGGGCAAGTTGGTGTAGATAGAAGATGTTCATGGTATACCTTTCAAAAATCAAAACTAGTGGACGAGTGGACTACATAAGCAATATACATCAAGTCGTGACAGTTTCAACAGTTTCAATAGAAATATTTGTAAATGCTTTGATTGCCCAAACTTGAGCCTCAAGAGGTTGATAGGCTGACATCAATCTTGCACGAATCTCACGGTATTCAGGCTTCATAGTGGAATTGTACTTGTAGTGCTCATCCAGAGTATGGGCAAGGTAATCATCAAGAGCATGGCACAAAGCATCCAGTTGGGACAGAGTGACGATTCTATTATCAGACATGGTAGTTCCTTTCAATGATCAAGTTAAGTTGCTGATGTGCATTACGTTGATGTTGCCTGTTTCTGAATCGATAATACGGTAGGACTGTTTACGTCTTTTACCGAATATGGCGTCTGCAACACTTTGCAGTTGGATGACACTAACACCAGCAAGGATGGCACGCCATGTGCCATCATCTTGCTTAGTTTCGAGGACATAGCGTAACATATTAGTCTTCGATCAAATCACGGAGGTTTTCGATTGCTTCTTCAGCAGTAGCACCGTAGGCATGGGTATCATCACCATCATGGCCTTTTTCGTAAGCTATGAAAGCCTCGGTAGGTGGGCACAAAGAAGCATACTCATGGCGGTAGGCCTCGTATTCTCTAAACTTTAATAGGCCTTTTTCCCAGGTGCCTACTTTTTTGGTTGAGGTATCAACAGGTAGGGGAAACTGAACCATGGCCTCACGTGCCGAGTCGTTGGCTGATGAGAAAGCATAATCATTGGTGAAAGTATTGAAGCCGCTGAAGTATGTCCACTCACCATCTTTAAGAACTTCGACCACCAAGTCGTAGCGATTTGTAAACGGATCGCCAAGAGACATGATGCGAACATTAGATGCTAGGGTTTTGTGTAAGTGTGTCATGATATACCTTTCAATAGTCAGTTGGTCAGTGGGGGAGTAGCCCCCACATGAGCCATTATACCGTTTCGCTGGAGAAAGTAAACAATTTTATGCCAAGGCCAGTAATTCTTCGGCGACCTTTGCCTTAACATTAACACCGCCACCAAACCAAGCATTGGCCATTCTAGCATCTGGTGTACGAGCTGTTTCCCAATCCATCAATTGAGTAACTGCGTTTAGAGCACCCCATGCTGTACCTTTGGCAGATTCCAGCTCGGCGCCAATACCTGCGCCATCAAAGAGAGCCAGAGCTCGAGTGGCTGCGCGGCTTGGCTTCTTATCATCACCACCAAGAACCTTGGTAAAGACTGCCTGAGCTTGAGCACTTGATAACTTGATGGATGCAAGGTATTTTGCTGTATGCTCAAAAGTTTTGAAAGCTTCGTCAAACTCACCAAGCTGAGACTTAACAGCTTCAGGATTAAAGATGGAGTTGTGGCGAACTTGAACTACGTTGCCTTTTTCCTTGGCAGCAATCTGTAGAGTGTTATTACATACAACACGTACCGAAGTAAGGCGTGCCTGAGTGGCCAGAGAGCCGTCGCAACTAGAAGCCAAGAGGAGATATTGGTTAACTTTATCGCCAGCCATGGAGAACTCACCATCCATTTTAGCCAAAGCCCAGTAATGCGCGCCATTACGCAACACACCAGCAGTTTCAAGGTGGGCTATACTACCTACCATATCGCGGAAGAACTCGAGGACTTCCATTGGCTGCACTACTTTGTAGCGATCAGATACTAAGCCAAGTGGAATATTAGAATCAGCGCGATAAAGAACTTTCTTACCTTCATACGGCAGCACCAAGCTTTTTGACCAAGCTGTTGCAGGAGTTTGAAACTGGACATCTGCTGAGTTAATCATGAAATCCAGACCAGCTTCCTCGGCCCAAGTTTCAATTGGTGCGTTGCTAGTTAATTGCTGACCAAGACCGTGCCATGGCGTATCACCAACGTAGGCCATTGCGTCTTTACCGGTAGAGGTGGTTGCGATCATGTGTGCCATTTTGTGTACCTTTCAAAGTTCAGGATTAAAAATAAGTGCTACATGAGAATAATAATCCGATTTTCGCCCTTGAAACACAATTATTTGCACAAAGATAAGAAAAAGATGCATATTTAGTTGTCAAATCAGTTAATTTCTTTGATTTGGGATGCGATTCCGTATCTTTTTTGCAATATCTGACTGCCCTTCGTCTTCAGCAATTTTAGCGCAGGCATCTCTTTCTATAAAGATGGCCTGTTTTGTGGTTTCAATAGCTATAGTCATGATTTCTGCCTTACCTACTGCCAGAGCTTCATCAAATTCGCTTTGAGTAAATAGCTCCATTGCGCCTGAGCCGCTAAGTAATTGCTTAGCCAATGGGCTTAATTCTTTCTTTGCCATTTACAGTCCTTCGTTAGATGCTACTTTTTGTTTAAAGAGAGAACGTATCTGATCAATAGGCATACCTGTACGATCATAAATAATAAGTACCATCTTTGGAGTTAAGCCAAGCTTACCATTCATTATGCGACTGATGGTTGGCGATGAAGAAAATAAGAACCTAGCCAATTGACTATCACTAGTTAGTTTATGTTTTTGTTTGATGTGTTCAAATAATTTATTCGAACAATACGTAGGTGCCACGTGGTTAATCATTCTACCTCCCAGTATAGTTCTACGTAATCATCATAGGCAGCCCAGCATACTAAATATTCCCACATTAATCTTTCATTCTTTACCACATCACAATAATATTGCGCCAGTCGTAAACATGTTTCTTGCGTAGGAGGTTTGAATTTAGCTATTATCATACGCTTTTCTCCTCAGCCTCAAGTACACGTAGATCATTCGCAGCATCAGATACCCCGTGCCAGTCACCCCTAGCAATCATTACCTGCATATACTCAAGCAGAATTGCGCGTTGTATTTCGTAGTCTGTGTAATCTTTATTCATTCTTAGCCCCTTTTGCGTATAGCATCAGCAGCGGAGTCGTATGCAGCAGTAACTAAGTCACCGTGCCAGCTTGCCATTTCTATACATAACTTCGCACACGCTTCGCGCTCTGCTGCTGCGACTAACTTGGCAAACACAAAAACTTGTTCATTCCAAAAGCCATCACTGAACCACATGTCACCTTGTGAATCTATTTCACCCAATTCAGCCTCCCGCGCCATGCGGATAATGTCATCCTTAGTCATCCTTCTTCTCCCGCGCTTTCATCATTGCGTCTGCCATTTTGTATGCACACCTAGCAATCTCAGCGCAATATTCATCATATGTTTCTAGTTCAATGTCGTGGTCATCGTTAGTATTGGCATTCATCCCTTGCAAAGCCTTCGCAGCAAAGTAATCACGCAACTCCATGCCTTCAAATCTGTTACCCGGAAATGCCTTCATTTCTTATCTCCTATCTCAGGTAATTCCAATTGCTGAGAATTAAGACTCATCGTATCTCGCCGCCCAGCATGTGCCTCAGCAATCATACGCTCTAAGTCGCCAATGCGATACCATCCATCAAATAAGTAAATGGATTGCGCGTCCTCAATTTGTTTATCAATTTGCTTTTCCACTATCCGTTTCCTCCATAGCTTACTTATCATAACGGTCATTTACCTCGAATGTAGAGTCCCACCACATGCAGAACTTAAGAAGCAAAATAATGCCTATGCACGTTAAGCAGGAACCAATAAAGAGAGTGAAGATGATGCTGAGAATTTGTGTCATGCTTTTCCTTTCAATAATCAATACCACAAAAGCATACTACAAAAATTTTTCATCCATGTACAATGGATGTTGAAATATAATAGGCATAGGGCTAGTTGCAGGGCCTGTTATACACTATGAGATTGCGGACTCTTGATTATTGACCAGCAAGTAAGTCACGCAATTATTTGGACAAAAGATAAAGGCTCCCTATCTGCATAATAGAGAGCCTTTGTATACCGCAAGGATTACGTATGTCATCCGGTTTCGCCGCACACATAACAACACCTCAACAATTATACACCAATTTCATCTCAGACAGACAGTTCAACGACCAAGATAGTGCCATGCTTGGCCTTGAATTATTGTCACCAGAAGATACTCATGAGCTTCTAGGCCACACAAAAGAGTGGTCCGTAAAGCTACCTTACTATGATATTCAAGGCCAACTGACCGGCTTTAATCGTGTTAGGCTCTTGGCTCCTAAGACCAAGATGAAGTACTCACAGGCTCGAGCTACAGGGTCTCATATCTACTTTCCCCCGGGCGCCAATTGGAAAAGTATAGCACAGGATGTAGATATCCCCATCATTATCACCGAAGGGGAATTCAAAGCCTACCAACTTCTTAAGAAAGTTACCACTGACACATTACTCTACGCTCCCATCGGCTTAGCTGGTGTGACAAGCTGGACTGACAAGTCCGGTCTTCCTCTTCACAAAGATCTTATGAAGATTGCTTGGCACCGCAAAACCAGCTTCGCCGAGAAGCATCGCAAGGTTTACATTGTCTTCGATTATGATGGCGCAGGAGAAGAAGGGGAACCTAATGAGCAAGTTGGTATGGCCGAGACTAAATTGGCTGTCACACTACGTGGTCTTGGAGCTGTAGTCCATCTCTGTCGTGTTGGCCGCTTTGGAGCCGGTAAAGGAAGCAAATACGCTATTGATGACCATATACTTGGAGGCGGAGAGCTTGGCTCAGTTCTCACAGCTACCTCGGTGGTGATGAATGGTGTTGACACCATGGAAACAAAGCTATATGAATTCAAAACTCAATACGCTCTATTCAATGGAGATGTTATAAGATTAAAAGATGGCTTGATTCTTAATTGGAATAAGGCCAAAATTGACAGCGCGCAGCATTACTTTACACAAATCAATACAAATAGCCGCGGAAATGTTACTACCAAGGACATTCCATTACTTGATGAGTATAAAAAATGGCCACGCTGTTGCAAACTTGAACACATTGGTATGTACCCAGAGTTTCAAGGCTTGCAAATAACACCAGATAAGAAGTATAACCTATTTAAAAACTGGGCTTATGAGCCGATACCTAGCGATCCTAGTCCTTATTTGGATTTTTGTGCATATTTCTTTCAGTCTGAGCCTTCGTTTGTCGACTACTGGCACGACTGGGTCGCCAACGTTATCCAATACCCGTGGCGAAGAAACAACACAACCCCACAATTCATCCACGACATGGAGGGGATGGGAAAGTCGGCAATCCCTGAATTTGTTGCAGAGATGATGGGACTTGGTGAGAACTCTCCTGCTGCTACACTTGGCCCCGACGACCTGTTCTCCAGCTTTAATGGTGGCATGAGAGGAAAGATCTTTGTCGTTGTGAATGAACCATCATCCGATAGAGAAGATCATTCAGCCAAACTAAAGAATTTGATTACAGGCAAAGAAATTACCATCAACAACAAGTATGGGGCTCAGTATACTGTTAAGAATTACGTGAACTACGTCTTCACTTCCAACAAGCCCTACATCACTCACATGGGTGCAAGCAGCCGTCGTGAAGCTATTTATAAGTGCCCCACCTTCAGCCAACAAGATATCTTGGAACGCGTTAGCACTATGATGAGGTGGGCAAGAGCTAATAATGGAGCTGGATTCTCAGCTGTTCTTGATTGGTATATGAGTCGTGATGTATCTGACTTTGATCCCTACGCACCAGCCCCAATGACCAAGTACAAACAAAAAGCTATTGAGCTCAGCAAGAGTCCACTTGAAGCTTTTGCCAAAGAACTTACTGACTGGACCCGTGAACACTGCAAAGGATCAGCTGCCTTCACAGCTACTCAGCTCTCAATTCTATGTGAACGGTGGGGCTACGATTCAAAAGCTAAGACTCAATATATTCGTAGAGCTCTTGAATCTCAAGGTGAGGTTGAACCAAGCAAGGTCATCAAAGTACATGGCAAAACTTCTAGGTATACAGTTTTTGTGGTTACACCACAGCAGGGAGACGTTGTTGTAACCTCAACTTTGAATGACATTGCGATAATTACTGAAGAAGCAATAAAGAAAGAAATTGAGCTATAAAGTACCAGTTTTGGTGTAACTTGTAACTTTGATGTAACTCCAGATGCCTTGGTACGATTACTTAGTTACATGGTTACAGTAGTTACAGTAAAAATAAAAATTAGGAATATATATTATATATACACATAGCTATATAGTTTTTGAGGTAGATGTAACCCGAACTGTAACCTGAGCCTCTTCAGCATTTAAGTTTACAGCCATTCAATTTTATGTTTACAATCATTTATGACTACGAAAACACCATCAAAGAACGGGAAGTTCTTAGGCCGTCCTAGCAAGTACGACTCAGCGTATTGTGAGCAAGTTGTTGAGCTTGGCAAGCAGGGATTGTCAAAGCATCAAATCGCCAGTGAAATCGGTGTGACGTTCAACAACCTGCGTGAGTGGGCTGCTGTGCACGACGATTTTCGGGCATCCATGGACTTAGCGCTTGAATATTCGCTGTCATATTGGGAGAACTTGGCGCACATACACATGATCGAGACGCCGGGCGGGCCAAAGATCAACACAGGGCTTTGGTCAAGAAGCATGGCGGCGCGGTTCCCAGAGCAGTATCGTGAGAACTCCAAGATGGAAGTCACAGGCAAAAATGAAGGGCCTATTGAAGTCGATCACATGCATGACTTTACTGGGCATTTACTAACTGAGCTCTTGTCTGTGCGCCAAGCGGATGCTGAGTCCGGAACTGAGTGAGGAGTTTGCGGAGAAGATTCGCAAAGGGCCTGACCTTAATAAGCTTCCTCCTGATCACAAGGCAGCCACATTAGCTCGCCTTAAGTGGTTGGTTGCAGCCAATCGGCACCAAGTACCTCCTTCAGGCGATTGGTGGGATATCTGGCTTCTGCTTGCTGGGCGTGGCGCAGGCAAGACTCGGTGCGCAGCTGAATGGGTGTGGTGGGAAGCGTGGACCAACCCTAATACACGATCATTAGTATCAGCTCCAACGTCCGGTGATGTGCGTGATGTTTGCTTTGAAGGTGAGTCAGGGCTGCTGAACGTGATCCCACGCATTCTCATTAAGTCCTATACAAGGTCTTTGCACGAGATAACTCTTACAAATGGGTCAACCCTCAAAGGCATTCCGGCCTCTGAGCCTGATCGCTTTCGCGGACCTCAGTTCCATCGTGGTTGGCTCGATGAATTGGCTGCATGGGATTACCTTGATGACGCATGGGACATGCTGCAGTTTGGTATGCGATTAGGTAAGCACCCACGGTTGATATGTACCACAACACCTAAGCCAAAGCCTCTAGTTATTGATCTGGTGGCAAGAGATGGCAAGGATGTGGTGTACACCACAGCTAGTACCTACGACAACATCCAGAACCTTGCTCCAACGTTTCAAAAACAAATTCTCCAATACGAAGGTACCAAGCTAGGGCGCCAAGAGATCTACGCCGAGATCATCGACCCTGAAGAAGCCGGCATCGTTAAGCGTGATTGGTTCAAACTCTGGCCTGCTGAGAAAGCGTTACCTAAGTTTGAATACGTGATTCAGTCTTACGACTGCGCTACATCAGACAAAACAAAGAACGACCCGACTGCGTGTGTGGTGCTTGGCATCTTTAAGCCGAGTGAAGATAAGCCACTTGGCGCTATGGTTGTTGATTGTTGGCAGGAATATTTGCAGTACCCTGACCTGAGACCTAAGGTGATTGAGGAGTCTAAGTCGATTTATGGGGACGATAATGAGTTTGGAAGCGGGAAGAAGGTCGACCTCGTACTCATCGAAGATAAGTCAGCCGGTATCAGCCTGATCCAAGATTTGCAGCGTGCTGGCGTACCTGTGAGAAGCTATAACCCGGGCATGGCAGACAAGATGCAGCGTCTTAATATCGTGGCGCCAATCATCAAGCGGGGTCGCATTTACGTACCTGAGTCTTCCAAGAAGGAAGGCTATCCTCGTGATTGGGTTGAGCCTTTGATCAGCCAGCTCTGCTCTTTCCCCGAAGTACGACACGATGACTTGGTTGATGCAACGACTCAAGCCCTAAGAATTTTGCGGGATATGGGATTCTTAGATATCGATCCGGTATACAATGACGAGAGTCAATATATTGATGAAACACGACCTAAGAGGGTGAACCCTTATGCCGCCTGAGATAGACCAAGACTTAGCCAAGCTATATGCTGCTATGATGGCCGAGCAAACGCCGCCTACGTATGACGATGGCGCAAGTCTCTTACAACGCAACCCCGCACTGATGGACGTCGGACTATTTGGCAAACCAAAGCCTAAGCCAGTTGCGCCGCCTGTTGACATTCAAAAGCGTAAGCTGCTTGGGCTAAGTGATGCGCCTACAGCGCCTGTACCTGCGCCAATGCCTATGCAGTCTCCTGCAATGTCACCTGTATATAAAGCACTTACTACTCCAATGACAAGGCGTGATTTCCTAGAGCATACAGCCCGGGCTGCAGGTAACATGGCGTTACGTGGCGCGCTACCTGAGCTTGGCGCTTTGGCTGAGACTCCAGCGCCTTTAACCGAGGTTGCCAAAACTGTAGGCAAAACAGTTGCAGATCCGCATGCTGCAATATGGGGCACGTTAAGAGAGGCATTGCAAGAACAATTAGCTGAGACTGCTGCTGAAGAAGTGCTTGGTGAGACGTACAGCAGATTGCGTAACGAGCTTGGTGATGATAAGCTACCAAAAGATATGTTGCAAGCGCATGACGCCACACTTAATAAGATAGATGAGCTTGATGCGGATGATATGGACACTGAGCATTACATGGACGCGTATGATGATATAGCAGATCACTTAAACGATCTTGTAGAGCACATGCCTAAGGGTCATGTACTAACCACGATGGAAGAAGCAGGCTTTGAGGTTGATGCTAGTGCTATTGCTGAAATGCTGCATGCACATGGGTATAAGCCTGAGCAAATTCATGACTTCTTAGATGAAAATCATCCTGGGTATGATGAAGATGACGTCACCAATGTACTCAAAAATTTAGATATTTTTTTCCGGCGATAGAAAAATCATGGCAGCCATGTATGATCAGCTAGGTAACTATATAGGCGACGATGGCGTAGGCACGCCGCCAATGGATGATATGCGCGCAGCACTTGCTCTTAAGAGAAATAAGAGATCGCCATTGCCTGCTGCAGTTGCAAACATTGAGCAAATGTCACCGCAGTTAAAAGAGCTTATGGCCCTTAACGCCAAGCCTGTGACATTGGATGATATATACGCAAGGCTTACAACGCCTAAGGCTACGCCTCTCTCACGTACTGAGCAATTTACACGAGACATGACAGAGCTGCCTAAGCAATTTGCAGATGTGGAGAACGTTCTTTTTGGTGGGCCTACAAGAGCTGCTGTGTTGCAGCCTTGGGAAGCATTACTAAAGTCTGCGTACAAGATGCCCGGCATTATGTATCGTGAGAAAGTTGCCAAGGACCCACAATCATTGCGCGAAGCTGCGCAAATGCGTAAAGACTTGGAAAGGTCTGTAGGCGAGAATGGGATGTTCCCAACTCAGCCTTTGCAAACTCAAGGTGGGCAAGACTTTGCATCTAACTTTGGCAAAGTGCTTGACACATTAAAGGTTCCAGCTGCTTGGCCTATGGCGCCATCGCCTACACGGCCAATGCTGACAGGCTCGGATATTAGAGCCATGAAGGGCAACGTACAGAATGTTGCGCGTCAAGTTGGTGATATACCTATTGACTATCGCAACGCGCAATCTGGCTTTACTCGTATGGACCCAGTCACAGGTAAGCCAACTGTAGGTGCCAAGGCACAAGCACTCATGGATGATTGGGCTAACATATCACAGCGCCGCCAAGAGGTAACAGGCACTTCAACCTTTGGTGGCATTGCACCTGAGACTAATATGTACGCTGTGCGACCTGATAAGGGCACAAGGGTAATACAACCTACTCGTACTGAAGACACGTCGACCCATCCATTTTATGTTGACCCACTTACGAATATTATTTCAGAGGTTGCGTCAGTTGCAGAGTTAGACAATAAAAGATTGTTGAATAGGTATACTGACTTGGATTCACATCGGTTGCCTTCTCAGCGAGGCGCAGCGCTTCCTGTCGTAGTAAAAAGGCAACTTAATAACTACATCACCGGCCGTCTTCAAGAAATATACCCAGATGTTCCAATACGTAGTGGCGAAGGTGGAGATGATGCGTTGCATGCAGCGTTCCAAATTGGAAATAAGCCAACCATACGCGACCAAAAGCTATTAGGCATGTATGAGGATTTCTTTAAAACTCCTGACGGCAAGGAGGCTTTACTTCGCTATGATACGTTGGTGCCACCATCTGTACATGCAGAGCGACATGCAGCTGCGTCCAAGTGGTTAAATGAGACGTTTAAGAACTATTTAAACGTTCGAATAGGCACCACTGCTGATCCGTTATTGCAAAAGGCAAAGCAAGGCGTTACGTATAAGCCTGCGTCAGAGCTAGAAGGGTACGCTGAGTCTGTATCTGACGCAGCACGTAAAAATAGAATAGCAGGTAAGTTCCCTGAAACTGGTGCGTTTCTTCCAGAGTTTCACGCGCTTGGTGATAGACTAGAGATTGTTAACGCTGAGCTTAATGAGCTTGATGCTCGCAAAGCTGAGTTGAATGCAACGTTGCCTCCTGAATCTGAAATGCGAGGACGGACATTCAATAATGTCATCCCTGGGTATAACGATTTCATGCGTAAATATGATGCCAAAATTGCTGAGCGCAATAAGCTTCGCAAAGATATGGCTAACTTGCGTATTGCGCAAGATTACGAAACCCTTGCTGATGCTGCTGTGCAGCCAAGAATAGTAAGCAAAGTATTGAATGAATTGCCTCCACAGGAAGTACCTTTCTATCCATCACTTACTAAAGCGCCGCCTCAGTCTATAGCCTACAATTTGAAAAAAGGGACACTAGGCGCTCTAGGTATTGAAGACATGGTGAGTAGCTTTTATAATGACGTTCTTACAGGCAAGGTACCTGTTGAGAAGTTAAAAGGCTTAACAGTTGATAAGTATGTGCAACAGCATTTTGATAAGCGCCGACTTAGAGAAATAGAAGAAGAAAAAGCTGCGCAAACATTTCTTACCAATGTTAATACTGTTCTACAAGAACGAGTACAGCAGGTGCCATTGGATATGCATTTCTATAATACAGCTGTTATTGAGTTTGATGCCAATACACCAAGAGAGCAAGCATACAGAGACTTGTCAGCCGATTCTGCAATTCTTGACCATTGTGTTGCTGAAGGTGGAACCGCGGGAGATACTAAAAAGCATTTCCTTACTGGTAAGCAGCAAAGACATGAGCCACTAATTGACATCACAACAGGTAAGCGCAACCCTAATGCAATTGAAGGTAAACAAACTTCAACATACACTGAAGAACTTTATAATAATGGCGTAAAATTAGCCAGTGTGCGAGATAGTACAACAGGGTACCCTGTTGCAACCATACGTTTGGAACGTGCGACTAAGCCTGGGAAATACAACGCAACTTGGGTTAATGGCTATCGAAATGGCGCTATTGACCGCGCATATAGCGAAGGCATTGCTGCGTATTTAAATTCTAAAGCAGATATAATCATAGGTTCAGGCTCTGATATGCAAAGACATGCGGGTGTGTTTGATACGCAGATGCCTGCCGATATGCGTTCACTAAGTCAAAGAGTACAAGGCATGAGTTCTGCTGACGTTAGAAGCTTGGATTTTGACTTTGTAGAGCTGCCTCGTTTTGTAACGCAAAAACAATTCAATGAGATTGTTGCAGGGGCGATGGACGATACACCATCTGCAACTGCACAACAGAGTAGGTTTGCGGTTGAGTCCACAGCCGATATGCGTAATCGTTTAACTGCGCGGCAATTGGATGACGCAAATGAGTTGCATACTGAAATTATGGGGCAGTTAGAGCAGGTTGTATATGATGCTATACAGCGAAATGAGAGCCCACTTTCTGCGCAACGCGACTTTTTACAAGCATTTCGCGACGACCCGGAGTATTACGCAGGTGATGAAGACCCAGCTATCATTGAGTATGCACTACGCTTTATAGAAGAACAGAACCCAGATATTGCACCGCAGGATACGCAAACAGCGCTTAGTAATCTTGAGTATACGCCTTCACGCGCATTGGCGCAACGTCAATCGCTTGAAACTATGCGCAATAGTTTTAATGCTGAGCAATTGAATACGGCAAATCGATTGCTTGAAGAGATAGCTGAAGCTATGGAATCCGAACGTATTGATGCTGAAGCGCAAGATCGCGACTCCCTTTTTGCGCAACGCGAGTTTTTAGATTCATTACGCAACGAGGACAGAGCTGCGTATTTTGGAAATGAAAACCCTGCAATAATAGAGTATGTACTTGGTACTATAGATCAGTTGCGACCAGAGCTTACTGTGCCTGACGCCATGCCTGCTGCAGTGCGAACTCGTCTTACAGAACTTGATGCTGAGTATAGTCGCGTAATTGATGACATAGATGAGTATGTTGCTTTAGAAGAGCAAGGCGAGCCTATAGATGCACAAGCGCTAGATGATTTGCGTGAACGAGCAGCGCAAATTAGACAATCGCGTAGTGAATTGCGTAATCAACTTGCGCCACAAGATACACAAGCAGCGCTTAGTAATCTTGAGTATACGCCTTCACAGCAACTGGCGCAACGACAACAAGAAGTAGCACCGCCTCGTTCTATAGACGAGCTATATCAAATGTTTCTTAATATAGGCGAAGCTGCACTTGCCCAAAATGACAATTTCTTAGGAAACGATAGATTTTCGTTTAATAGTGGTATGTATTCAACAAATGATCTTGCAAATGGTATTAGAAATGTAGACCCTCAACTTGTTGGGCTTGACAATTTAACACAGCAAGAGCGTGAATTATTGGCTCACGTAGTGGAAGCGGAAGGGTATAACACAAACTATTTTCCCGGTGATTATCGGCAATACGATGCCCTTATGCAACCTAATGCTGCGCCAGAGCAATTGGCACCACCACCTGCTGAAGTGCAACTACCGCCTGAGGATCTTGGTTTATTTGAACCTGATCCTACGCACCCTGCCAATAGACCCGGTGCTACAACACCTGAGCTTGCTCGTTTAAATACGCTGTATGATGAGCTTAACGCTGCTCATGCAAGCATCACACGCAGAATGGCGCCGCTAATTAGACAAGAGATGTTAGGCGCTATCTCAGAAGGAAATCTAAGATCATTAGAAGCTATGCGTGACGAAGCTGATGACATTATTCGTAGTCAAATAGATACAGAAGCACAAATGGTTGCTGCAGGAAGACAGTTTTCTGCCAACGTCCGTGCCGCACAGCGCAATGCAGTTACGCCTAACGTAAGCAATTTATCAGATACTGAATTATCGCAGCGTCTTTCTATTGAGCAATCAACGCAAGCACAAAATGTATTTGCGCAAATTGTGCGCAGTTCACGTGATTCCAATATTGCGCTCACGCCAGAACTGATTGATAGCGTTAGCAATTGGTCATTTAACGCACGAGCTTTAGCGCCTGAGCAAAAAGAGTTTTTAAAGCGCTTACTCATACAACACATTCAACGTGAGCGTGGTGTTGGATTCGCCAAAGGTGGCACAGTGCGCATTGCAAAAACAATTCCCGCCATGCGGGCTGAACTTCGGAGAACCTAATGGCTACTGAAATGCCCATACCACAAGACTATAGTCGTTTTGTTGGGCCTGTTGAAGATGAAGAGACTGATGATGACCATAAGTTTAATGACATCTTTGATGCTGATATGGAAGAAGGTAATATTGAAGAGTTACCTGATGGCTCAGTCATCGTACGTATGGATGATCTTAAAGGCCCAGATGATGAGCCTGATTTCTATGAGAATCTTGCTGAGATATTACCTGCCTATGACATGGGTAATGTCGCTATTAAGTATTTGGATCTTATCGATAAAGATAAAGATGCCCGATCTGAGCGTGATAAGCAATATGAGGATGGAATTCGGCGCACAGGCTTAGGGCATGACGCGCCGGGTGGAGCATCTTTCCAAGGTGCATCAAAGGTAGTACACCCAGTAATGGCTGAAGCTTGCGTAGACTTTGCAGCAAGAGCTATTAAGGAACTCTTTCCACCGGATGGTCCAGTAAGAACTAAGCTTTATGGCGAGATTACTGAAGAAAAAACTAAGCGTGCTGATCGTAAAAAAGAATTTCTCAATTGGCAGTTAACTGAGCAAATTGAAGAGTTTCGCGATGAGCAAGAGCAGATGTTTACGCAGATTCCACTGGGCGGCTCACAGTATTTCAAAATCTGGTACGATGATCAAAAGAAACGACCTTGCGTAGAGTTCGTGCCAATTGACAATATCTATTTGCCATTTTCTGCTGGTAACTTTTACACCGCAGCTCGTATTACTGAGGTGCAAGATATTACGCAGGAAGAATTTGAGCTTCGTGTAGCGCAAGGCTTGTATTTGGATATTCAAATTCATCGCGCAAGTATGGAGCCTGAAGAGTCTAAAGCTGAGAAGGCCAATAAAAAGATTGAAGGTAAGAGTTCTCAAAGCGAGAATATTGATGGCGTACGTCGAGTCTTTAATATCTATACATGGCTTGAGCTTGAGGATGATACCTACTCCAAAGGTGAACGCGCGCCGTATATCTTAACTATCGATGAGATTTCTCGTGAAGTTGTAGGCTTATATCGTAACTGGGAATTAGGCGATAAGACTCTATCCAAGATGGATTGGATTATTGAGTTTAAGTTTATCCCTTGGCGTGGTGCGTATGCTATTGGTTTTCCACATCTCATTGGTGGCTTATCGGCAGCACTGACTGGCGCATTACGTGCATTATTGGATAGCGCCCACATCAATACTGCACCAACCATGTTGAAGCTCAAAGGTGCCAAGATTTCTGGCCAAAGTACTACCATTGAGCCTACACAGATTGCTGAGATTGAGGGTGCACCGGGTGTAGATGATGTTCGTAAGATCGCCATGCCTATACCATTTAATCCGCCAAGCCCAGTTCTATTCTCACTTTTAGGCTGGTTAACCGATGCTGCTAAAGGCGTGGTCACCACTAGTGAAGAGAAGATAGCTGATGTTAATTCTCAAGCTCCGGTAGGTACTACACAAGCCCTTATTGAGCAAGGCGCTGCTGTTTTCTCTTCAATTCATGCACGTTTGCATGAGTCGCAAAAGAGAGTGCTTAAAGTTATTGCACGTCTTAACCGCTGGTATCTTGATGAGCAACGCTTAAATGACATTGCTGAAGATATTGGTGTTACAAAAGAGGATTTTGAAAAGAATTCTGACATTGTGCCTGTTTCTGATCCACATATCTTTTCAGAAACTCAGCGCTACGCACAAATTCAAGCACTTGCAGCACGTTCACAAGCAAATCCTGACCTATATAACCGTCTAGCTGTTGAAAAACGTATTCTACGGCAGATTAAGATCCCAGATATTAACGAAGTACTGCCAGATCCACAAAATGTTAAGGATATGAACCCAGCTTTGGAGAATGTGGCCATGACTGTAGGCAAAGCTGTTGGAGCTTTCCCACATCAGGACCATTTATCACACATTCAGGTGTTGCTGGATTACCTACAAAACCCAATGTATGGTAGTAATCCCATAATTGCCCCTACTTATGTCCCAGCAGCACTTGAGCACCTAAAGCAGCATGTCACTTTATGGTATCTCAACCAAATTGATACCTACGCAAGCGAAGCTTTAGGTAGACCGTTTGATGTTATGCGCGAACAGCAGTTACCGCATGATGCTGATAAGCTTTTAGCCGTTTCATCGCAGCATGTGATGATGGATACCCAAGGCGCATTTGAACAAATACCGCCAATCATCCAAAAATCAATACAAATGCTGCAGCAAATGAGAGGCGCGCCACCTCCAGACCCTGCAACACAAGCCTTTATGCAAACTTCTATGGCTGAGACACAGCGTCGTGCAACAAAAGACCAAGGTGATCTGCAATTGAAGGCGCAAAAAATGGCATTAGATCAGCAAGCAAATGAGAAGAAATTGCAAACAGATCTAATCTTAAATACTGAGGATAACCTTACTCAGGAACGTATCAAATCGGCTGAGTTGTCTCATGACGCAGCTTTATTACAGCATGAGCAAGTAAGAACTGCTCTTTCCGCACAGCAAGAACTACAATCTCAATTAGGAGGTCAAAATGTCTGACGACATCAACATGCATAAACGCCTAGCTATGGGCGAAGCCGGTGGTTTTACACAAGCCAAAGGCAAAGGAATTAAAGGCTATAAATCAGGTGGCGCAGTTATGCCAGAAAGCAAAACTCGCACACTGATAGAGGATTCTTCACAGAAGCAGCCTCTGCCTAAACCAACCGGTAAGATTGCTACTCTAAAAAAGGGTGGCTCTCCTAAAGGTCCCGGTCTGACAATCGCAATAGCACTACCTATGCGAAAAGCAGGTCGCGGTCGCTGATGAGGACTATTTCAGACTTTATTGGCCGCATCAAGGCTGAGCAAGAACAGATTTCACAGGTACTTAAAGCTGGTACGCCTGTGAATTTTGAATCTTATCAGCGCTTGGTGGGCCATTACCAAGGCTTGGAAGAAGCTTTGTCAATTCTTGATGCTCTTTTAGAAGAGGAAAAACGAGATGTCGAATGATATCGCTGAGCAAACGCTTGCAGAAGCGTTTCCGTTAGTAGATCCACTTATGCGCCCTTATGGTGCTCGTGTCTTGGTGCAGCTTCGCGCCGTTAAAGACAAAGTTACCGCATCGGGTATTATGTTAGTGGAAGAAACAAAAGAAACTGAGAAGTGGAACACCATGATCGGCAAAGTTATTGCCGTAGGCCCGCTTGCATTTATGAAGCGTGACACCATGGAACCATGGCCAGAAGGAGCATGGGCACGAGTTGGGGATTACGTGCGTGTGCCAAAATGGGGTGGCGATCGTTGGGAAATCGACTTTGAGCAAGGTGAGCAAAAAGGTAAAGCGCTATTTACTTTTTTCAATGACCATGAGCTCATTGGCGCCTGTACTGGGGACCCCCTCGCAATTAAAGCGTTTGTTTAAGCGCAGAAAGGTAAAACTATATGACTCCTACTGAAAAATTGGAGCTACAGGTGGATGAGGAGCTTGATGGATCTGCTGTCGTGCAGCTTCCTGATAGTGAGCCATCACCTCAAACTTCTGAAAATAACTCCGATGACGATGACGATGGGCCTTCTGGCGATTATGAAGCCAAGGACGGCGTATCTGATAATGATCCTGAACGTGAAGCTATTCGAGCAGCTCGTCGAGAAGAGAGAAAGCTCAAGAAGCAACTTCATCGTGAAAAGGCACGTGAGTCTAACCATCTTATTTCTGCACTAAAGAAGCAGAATAATGCCTTGGCGGATAGACTGGCTGTGTTGGAAAAGAAAACATCAGGCGCAGAATTAGCACGTGTAGATAAAGCCATCGACGATGCTGGTGTACAAGTTGAGTACGCCAAAATGAAGATGAAAGATGCTGTGTCTGCACAAGATGGTGAATCTTTGGTTCAAGCTCAAGAGATGCTATACGAGGCTCAGCGCAAGATGGAGTCTTTAAGCAATATTAAGGAGACTGCCACTCGCCAAATGTCGCAACAACCTAAGCAGAATATTCAACTTCCTGACCCTATGGTTCAGAGAATGGCTGCTGATTGGATGAGTCGCAACAATTGGTATGACCCTCAAGCCAAAGATCTTGATTCAGAGATTGCTCAAAAAATTGACCGTACATTGACTGAAGAAGGGTTTGACCCAACTCAAGAAGATTATTGGGAAGAGCTTGACGAGCGTTTACAAAAATATTTACCACATCGTTCTAACACAGGATATAATGAGCGTAACAGAAATCAGAGGCCTAGATCTGTGGTTACTAGTTCGGGGCGAGAATCATCAGGCGGAGTACGACCTAATGAGTTTCGCTTAACACCTGATCGTGTCGCAGCCATTAAGGAAGCAGGCATGTGGGATAATACAGAACGACGTAATAAGATGATTCGTAAATTTGCGGATTGGGATCGTCAAAACAAACCGAATAGGGGCTAATGATGGATGACAGAATAAAGAAAAACGCTGGTGTAGGACGTGAAAGTCGTGCTGCCGATGATCGTAAGCGCGATGCACCCGAAACCAACTTTGTATTTTCCGAGGAGCGTCGTAAGATGTTCCGCTCGGAGTGGCTTCAAGAAGCACTTCCGACCCCACCCGAAATTCCGGGTTACCATTTGTGCTGGTTGTCTTCTACAAATCAGTACGACCCAATCCACAAACGGATGCGAATGGGTTATGAGCCTGTAAAAGCCGAAGAATTGCCGGGCTTTGAGCATCTAAGAGTGAAAGCTGGTGAGCATGCAGGTTTTGTTTCTTGTAACGAAATGATCTTGTACAAGATGCCTATGGATCTTTATCAAGAAATCATGTTCGAAATACACCATCGTGCCCCGCTCGAAGAGCAGGACAAGATTAAGGTGCAACAAGAACAATTGCTTGGAGCTCGCGATAGCGGTGGTCGTTCGCTTGTATCAGTAGAAGGCGAAGGCATGGAATCTAACGCCACAGCTAAAACACCAATTTTTGAGTGATTTAGCATATCGAATGTGAAAGGACTCATTATATGAGCGCAACTTCTGCACCATTCGGTCTTCGTCCGGCGTTCTTTCCTACGGGATTGGAACGTGCTCAGGCGTTGACTAATGGCATTACATCAGCTTACTCTTCAGATATTCTGAAAGGTCAGCCGGTCAAGTACAATAATGGTGTTATTAACCCTGTAACTTCTACAGAAGCTTTCGTTGGAGCATTTTCCGGCGTAGAGTGGACAGATACTACAGGTCGTCGTCGTGTTTCTAACTACTGGCCTGCAAATACAGCTTACCAAACTGGTAGCTGCATAGCTTATTTTTATAACGATCCTTTGATTGTATATGAAATCCAAGCGGATGGCTCTGTAGCCCAAACCTCGATTGGCGATAACGCTAATTTTTCTAACCTAACTGCTGGTTCTACTACAACTGGTCTGTCACAGTGCACTATGTCGGCTACATTGACAGGTACTGCGACTTTCGGTCAGTTACGTATTGTAGACTTAGCACCGTACGCTGACAACGCTTGGGGTGATGCATACACGATTGTTCGTGTACAAGTTGCTAACCATCAGTTGGTCGCTACTCTTAACGCTATCTAAGGGAGGGCATAGACTATGGCAGCCCCAATGAGAAGTACCGACTTCCGATCGATCGTTGAGCCAATTCTCAACGAAGCATTCGACGGAGTTTATGACCAGCGCACCGATGAATGGTCCGAGGTTTTCCGTGAGCAACAAGGTATTCCACGTAACTACCACGAAGAGCCAGTCCTGTACGGTTTTGGTGCAGCACCTGAGTTGCCTGACGGTACTCCAGTGTCGTATCAACAAGGTGGTGTCCTCTTCCTCAAACGCTATGTGTACAAAGTGTATGGCTTGGCCTTCGCTCTGACCAAAGTGCTGGTTGAAGATGGTGACCACATCCGTATTGGTTCTGTATATGCCAAGCACTTGGCGCAATCCTTGGTTGAAACTAAAGAAACACTTGCAGCCAACGTGCTGAATCGTGCTTTCAATAGTGCCTACCCAGGCGGTGACGGCGTTCAGTTGAATGCCACTACTCACCCAATCGTTAATGGTAACTTTAGCAATTTGCTATCGACTGCCGCTAACTTGTCGCAAACTTCACTAGAGCAGATGCTTATCCAAGTTCGTCAAGCAGTTGACAACAACGGTAAGAAAATCCGTTTGCAACCAACCAAATTGGTTATTGCACCGGGCAATGTGTTCCAAGCTGAAGTATTGCTGAAGTCTGTTTTACGTGCAGGCACTGCAAATAACGACATCAACCCAGTTAAATCAATTGGTTTGTTGCCAGAAGGCGCAGCTGTTCTTTCTCGTTTAACTTCAGCAACTGCATGGTGGGTAGAGACCGATGCACCAGAAGGTATGAAACTTATGATGCGTCGTGGTTTGGAAAAAACTATGGAAGGCGATTTCGAAACTGACTCAATGCGCTACAAGAGCACTGAGCGTTACGATATTGGCTGGACAGATCCTCGCGCGCTGTACGGCACGCCCGGCGTGTAAAGTATTAGGGGCTGGGGTAAAACTCAGCCCCTTTATTCACTATTCGTCAAACTTTTCAAGGAGCAGACGAGATGCCCCAATTTTCAGATGACCTATTTCTAGGTTCAGCCATTACCGTTCAAGGTGTGGATCAGTACCCTGCTGTTTCAACTTTTACTGGCTCAATTGCTACAACCACATTAACTGTCACCGCTATGCTTTCTGGTGACCCAATTACTGTTGGTATGTTCATTGACAGTTCAACGTCACTCACCAATGGTACTTATATTACAGCTTTTGGTACTGGTTCTGGCGGTATAGGTACTTACACTGTAAGCGCCTCACAAACTGTAGCAAGCGCCACAATTATTGGTTCAGGCAACGCTTTGTTGCAAAACCCATCCCCAATGAGCGTAGGTGTAGGCCCACTAGGTCGTCTTTATGTTTGGGACGTTGTTCCACAAGCAAAGCTGACAACCAACATTGTTGCCGCTGTCATTACAACTGCTACCACGCTCACGCTTGCCGCAGGTGCTGGTGTTACATCCGTTACGACTACAAGTGGTGCAACAGTCTTGCAACTTGACTGCCCTCGTGCTGTTTCTACGACCACAGGCGCAGGCACTCCAACTTCGGTAAACATCACCGTCTCGGGCTACGACTACTACGGTCAGGCCATGAGCGAGGTAATTGCAACAGGAACAGTGGCATCAACGACTGTGAGCGGTAAAAAAGCCTTCTACCAAATCTCCAGTGTTGTCTCTTCTGGCGCAAGCGTGGTAACTGTTGCGGTAGGTACAACCGACATCTTGGGTGCGCCATTGCGTATCACTGATAGGGGCTACGTCACCCGTGCGGGCTGGGACAATACTT